CAATCGTTAAGCAGGGTGTTGAGTGGTCAGGGTGGTTTCCAAGATGTTGGAGCTGGTAAGGCTGCTCTAGGCCAGCTAGAGGGCATGATTCCTCCAGAGATGTTTGCTAAATTACAAGAAAAATTCTTTAAGGGTGCAGGTCAAGGTACTGGCTTGGGAGGTGCCTTGCAACCATTTGCTGCTGGTGCTGCTAGTGATATTGATGGCAAAAAAGACGATCCTATCATGGCTCGTGAGATTGCAGCGTTTGAAGAAGCTAATAAGGTAAGAAAAGAAGCAACAGATAAACTAATCGCACTTGAGCTACAAGCTGGTGAAGCTATTCAGGGTAGTCTTACTACTTTAAATGATCAAATCACTAATCAGCTTGCTCCCATAATAGATCAAATCAATACCGAACTTACTACTTTCAAAAATAATGTTGCTGCTGCTAATGGTGGCGGTGCTGGTGGAGCCGGTGGTGCTGCCGGTGCTCCTCCTCCTCCTGAGGGTGGTGTAGCTGGTGCTCCTCCTGCTGGTGCTGGTGGATTATTATCTGGTGTGCCAACTCTGGCAACACCTGGGGCAGATACCCCAACGGGACGGGACGTTGCAGCGAGGGCTGCAGGTGTAGAACAGGCAGTTGCTGGTAATAACACCATGCAACTACAAGCACCAGCAGAACCGATGCAAGTAGCCATAAGTCTAGATGCAGGATCACAAGCAGCTTTAGGTGCAGCTGGAACAGAAGAGATAAAGAAAGCTATGTCTAGGATAGGTGACTTAATATACGAAAAAACAAATAGCAGTATAGATATTAGAGGGGGATTGGCTTAATGTCAAATTATTTTGAAAATACTAAAAGTAGTACTGAATATCATGTTATGACAGCAGAGGCTACTGCATCTGGCACTACGGTGACATTGGGTAGTATTGGCAAATTAGAGCCTGTTCCTTTTGTTTCTATATCTTTAGAAAAATATACAGTAGGAGACAAAACTCTTGGAGGTGTGTTAAATCTATCCTTAGAGGGTGTTCTATATGGAAAAAACTTTGATAGTACAGCAAGTAAATTAAAATCAAAAATAGAAGATTTATCAAATCAACATGGCTGTATGACAGGTATTGCTATTCAATGCGGAGATACAACAATTATTAACAGTGGAATAGGGTATATAAGAAATTATTCTTTTCCTCAAGGTCCACAAAAAAATTGGATGAATATAATTCCTTATAATATAGATGTTGTTATCACTCATCAAGGTGCTGATCCTGTAGTGAAACCAGATGGTCAATTAAAACTTAAATATGATATAGATAATAATATAGCCATAAGAAGTATTAGAGAAAATGTAAGTTGGTCATTAAATGAAAATACCCTTCAGATGTATAATCCAGATCCTAGTGAATATGACGTTTACGTGCCAGCATATACTAATGAACATATAGTTGTTCAATATTCTTTAGACATACAGGGTTTTGGTGTTTGTGGAACTGGCTGTCATGATACTGCCGTTTTGAATGCGTTAGATTCCGCAAAACATGTTGCTGACCATAGAATACATAATTTACAAAATTTAAATACCGAATCTTTCAGTTGTGATAGCTCAGGATTATTACCAAATAATTATGATACCACCATTAGATATGACCACACAAGAGATATTAGCGTTAATGAGCTAGAGGGCAGCTTAACTGTTAATGGGCAGTATATCATTAGACCTACTGGAAACAAAGCTGACACATTAATGACTATGGAATCTTCTGCTGATTCTAGTTTAGATAGTGGAGAAAAAACAGTCACTCTCACTGGCAGCATTAGAGGTCTTGTCCAGAATGAATATACAACACAGGGCGCGGGCAATGGTAATCACTACAGCCCTAGGGATAGTACAACTCTCATAGATAAAAAATCAACTGCTATGGATGCTGCTGAATTAGAAATGCAGAATATCATGACTAGTGGTTCCGGTATCGTTGAGGAAATAGCTAAACATAATCAATTGTTAAAATTCAATGCTGCCGTAGGAGACAATACTAATAAAGAACTAGCAAACATATCTAATACCGACGCTAACACTTGGCAAGAGGGAGATACAACTGCTAATGAATTTAGACTATTGGGTAAAAGTATTAAAAGAAATTATCCTAATAGTACAATTGATTTTACTTTAACTTATTCTAATAAAAGCAGACATAAAATACCTAATGCTTTATGGGCAGAGATTAGCATAGATCACGAAATGCCTTCTAGAAGATTGGTTGAGCATGTAATCCCTGGTAGAGGGTATCCTTTAATGCAAGATATATTGTGTGATACACAAGATGTGTTTACTATCAATGTAACTGCACAATTTGAGCCAAACAAAAATATTAAAAACATTATTAATGCAGCGCGTGAAGAGATATTGGTTTTAGTATATAATACTGCTGTTAGTTTAGGTATAGGTGGATATGTTCGCACAGGAGATAGTGAAAATATAGCAAATAATGGTAGTTATAAAAGAAGTATAAAATTAACCAGCCCAACGTGTAACAATATAACAGCCAATAATACTACTTTGGATTACTTAGAGATGCCAGGTGATGCATTCACTAATGCTGCACAATTAGATCTTTCCGAATTCGATCCAGAAGCTTTTGTGCAAGATCAGTTTGAGACTGAACGAGGCATTATTCCAGCATCAAAACCAGAGTTTGACAAAGCAAGAGATAAGCCATCATCATAAGGAAATTATATGTTTAGGATTTACTACAATACAAAAGTAAGAAACTTTAATAAAGTATTATACAATCCCACGGTATTGCATAAAATTTACAATTATATTTATTGTAGAGATATTGACTTGGAAACTATACAGGTAGGACAAACTTTCAATATAGGTAATCTACAACAGCAAGTTTTAGAAAAAGATAATGAGGGATTTTTTATAGCTCCTGGATTATATATGCCAAACCCTTTATCAAAAGCAGATTTTGCAATTGACTTATTTGGAAATCAACACAATATGTCTTTTAATGCTTTTTCTTCTTACAATTCTATGCTGGTTGGTTCTTTGATTTATCCTAGCTTTTATGCACATATAAGCGTTGGAGATGAGGCAAGGGCGGTGGATATACATGATAACATAGTATATATGAAAAATTTAGAAATAACCAGTTTAGAAAATGTAGAAAGTGTTTATTTAAATGACACCATGACTACTGTGGCAAAATTTAATAAAAATTTAGAGCTGTGCGATTGGCTCAATAAAACCTCCAACTTATCAATATATTCTTTAACTACTGCCTTAAAAAATTTAGATATGAATGTTTATTTTAGGTGTTATGGTGGATCACCTAAGTCCAATTTTGTAGATAATCCAATGCCGCAGTATAAACTAGAAATTACTGACTTGGATACAGAAGAGACTGAGACAAAATATATTCATCAGTTTCATAGTGAGAGTATTAGTGCAAAACATAGATATAAACTTATGATTAAAGACGAGTTAAATAACATTCCTGTATTGGTTAACGACAGTAGTACTGATGGTAATATATATGTTGATTTTTCTAATATGGATAATTTTACTATGATGTCTCAAAAAACTACTCCATCTAGAAAAACACTTGCAGAAATAGCAGAACCTTTGTTCCAAAGAAGAGTAAAATAATGGTTATTAATAATCAATACGACAATAATTTACACGTACAATCTCCTGGTAAATTTAATCAGGCAAGTAGCACAAACCCTATAACTTATCAGAGGTTTTTAAATTGTGATGTTAAGGGTTTTAATTTGAATTTAGGCTTTGGTGGTGCTGAAACTACTATGACTATGGATTTAGTAGAATCTTTGGTAGGAGATCCACCAGCACATAAAGCAGATGAAACGTTAGTAAATTTTCGTGATCGCTGCAATATCGCTCCTCCTGATTCAGATTGCCTTCAACTTCGTTACAGTGGAGAGTTAGGTAGAGTATATACATTTATAGCAACAAATGTAGATGATGATGAAGTCTTTGAATTTTCAGGAATACTTTCTGATCACGACATAAAAATAGATAGTAATGGTAGAACTATAACTATACGGCTGACTGATGGTCGTGTTGCTTTAGAAAATGTTCAATTAATTATAGGAAATAATTATTCTAGAAACTATACTTATAATTCTGCTGGAGATAGCGTTAATGTTTTAAATATTTTATATGAAGCTGAAAAAGGTGTTAGTCATAGTTTTGATAATCTAGGTTTTGTTTTGCCGGATAATCCAAGTATTCCATTTGCTACCTTTAATAAATGTGATTATTTTATGGATAGTGGATATGACGATGATGGTATACCTGTAACATATGTATTAGGTCAATTTATGTCTAGCGATAGATATATGTCGTTACCACTTAGTGATCAAACAATAAGGATTAATTTAGATAACATATATAATACAGCAGTAGCTAGGGTTAGCTATATGCGTATTAATGATACTAGTATTAGTTTAATGGATTTATTGCAGCAGGTTTGTGAAGAAGCGGCTGGAGAACTAGTTATAAATATAGAGAGTACAGCAACAGGATATGAAATAGTTGCTTCATTTATTGACAGAAGTGTACCTATACCATCTGATGGATATGCTTTAGGAGCATATGTACAAAGCAAATTTCCTGCTTATAAATCTTTAAGCTATGGTCAAGAATCATCTTACGAAACTACACAAAATGTTATTTTTGGCTCCAAGATGAGATATTTTGCAGAAGTTCAAAGACAAAAAATGCATACTATACCCACTAAAGATGCTGGTGCGATTATTAGTAATCCTCTAGATGTCGTGGTGCCTGATATGTCTAGTGATTCTACAGCAGATCACGACAAAGTAGAAGCGCAAGATCTTAGTGACCCGCCAGAAAACAGTTGCTATAATCCTCAAGATTTTCAGACTACTTTTGGAACATGTAATATTCCTACTGGTGGTGGTAGAATTGCTATGGTTTTGGGAGAAAAGCTTAATGGAGCATTAACAGACCAAGGTATACCTGCTTATACTTTATATGTAAGTAATCTTTGTGGAGATTATATGGGTATAACTTATGATCTTACAGAGATATGTAGTATTTTAGGTATTGCAGATCAAGGGTCTGCATTATTGACAGAAGAAGAATTGCTATTTAGCCAAACATACGAATCATATATTAATTGGGCCACTATGCATCCTGGTACCATAGGTTATAAAATGGGTGCTGCGATTTTTGGGTCATTATGGGCAAATTTCCAAGAGTATTCATTAAAGATTTTTGCAGACATTGTGGATAATGGTAGTTTTGACAGTTTTAGAGATCCTTCATTATCTTTTCCTGATGTTGAAATTAGCAAAAAGCTTTTTGAGGTTGTTCATGCTTATGTCAAAAATATATACGATACGTTTTATGGTAAAGAATATGTAGCTTTGTTAGATACTAGAACAAATCAAACTCTTCCAGCAAATAATTTTGAGGTTTGTATAGGTAAAAGTTTTAACACATGGAACAATCAAACACAAGGAGATGGTACATTTCCTCAAGCAAATGCTAACGTAACGATACCAAATAATGATCCATTCTTGTTTATACAAGAGGGAGTTTTGCAAAATGTTATCAAAACAGCAGGCAAAGGATATTTAAGTACTAGCGAGACCGTATGTAATGGAGCTTGGTTTGGTGGTACTTCTCTTGCTGAAAGAGGAGCAACTAAGATTCTTAGTGATGAGTTGGGGGCTAATGGTCTGGGCACAGAAGACGGGCTGGCTAGATTTTTAAATGATGACAATACCATAGGTGCTTTTGTAAAATATGGTCCTGTAAGCAATATTTGCAAAAGAATAGGTGGAGCTACTTTTGTTTTTCGTGTAGACTTGAGTGCTTTAAATCCTAGCGATTTTGTTGTTAAGACAGAAATGGTAGACGATACTCCAATAGCTATGTTATACCTAAGAGCTAGCGTAAGCGAAGAGATGTATTTTGGAGGTATTAGTCTCACTAACAATATTTCAACCTATGCTGCTTTGGCTGATCTAGCTGATGATTATACATGGATTAGGTTTAGTATACCTAGAGTAAAGCTTATTCCGACAGCACAACAAGAAGGGGCTGTTAGTAGGGCTGCTAGTAGAATGGCATTAATTGCATTACAGGTAATGACAGATGTAAATGCACTTTCTGGAGTTGTTGAAGGAGAATTTAGTTTAAGAGATGCTATCGGAGATAAGTTAGCTGGTGGAGGAATTAATCCTGGTGTTTTTGATGGTATAGCTGCAAACTTAGCTGTAACAAATTTGGCAAAAATGTCTATACCAGCTATTGTCCCAGAGGCAGTTGCTATTCCTTTACAGAGTGAAATCAGAACTTACGGCCCATGGAAAGGCGTCAGTAATCCTAGTGGAGGTATGAATGTAGTTGAGATGGATTTAGCTCCATGGCATTTTGGTTTCGGCCCCAATGCTCCGTCAGATAGCTACAATAGATTGGAGGCTGTCGGGTCATCTCATGCTCAAAATGGAACCTTCGGTCGTCTGTATCAAGAAAAAGCTAGTATTTCCTTAGCTGGAATTCCTGAGATAAATATTGGTGTTCCGGCGAGTCAAACTAATCTTGACGGTACTACGACCGGTGATCCATACAATCTTCTTACTGACATTAGTTTTGGCTTCGGTGCTGATGGTGCTAGGACCACAATGACATACCAGACATATAGCCCTAAGTTTGGCACTGCTCCTAAATACTTAGAGGATACTGCTAAAAAAACAATAGGTCAGAAACTTGAATATATGAAACAGTTTAGGACCGAACGTATCAAAAATGCTTCTGCTGGTTTAAAACTAAAAGAAGACCTAACCAAGATTCTTGTTGGTCGTAATGTTGGTGGAGGTGGTGGCGCAGGTGTAGAAAATAGTCAGGACAACAGTAGTTATGGGCATACCCCCACTAAGTTTTTGATGTGTGGATATTTGAATAAAAATAAGACTAACGATTTAGTTAATTCTGATGATGGTAGAGATGATGACAGTCCTACTATCACAACACACAATTTCACAGACAGCTGTGAAGAAATAGATGACAATCCTTTTGGCTACACAGACACTGGAGCAGCTACTAATGAGGGGAATGTTTGTAACAGATATACTTCTGCAGAGTTACACCCATCCTACCATTTTGATAGTTATCAAAAAGAATACTATAAAAATTTAAGTATGATGAGTATGGATGGAATATATTTACCTATATCTATAGAGGGTGGCCCAAATAATAATTTAGCTAGATATTCTACATATTCTACTCCAGCAGGATTGCCTAAAGGTAGACCTATTACTATGATGCCTCCAGTAAATATTATTAGTAGTGCTGGAGGAGGAGCAGCATTAGATTTAGTTATAGATCAAAAATATACCAACCCTATTTGCAGTAAAGCTATTTTAAGCACTTGGGATGATAGAAATTGTGATAGTGATCAAGGTTTTGTCATTATGAATGTTGCTCACGGCAGCGGTGCTGACGATAACTTTAATTTTGATACTATTGGACAAAGCGGAACATCAGGCCCTTTAAAAGATAGACAAGAGGAAACAGATTTTAGGTTTACGGCTATGAGAGGTCCGTTGGTTTTACAGGCTTGGGGTTATGATATTAATGGCAAACCTATTCCTAACGCTAATGATTCAGCAACTGATGCTGAAAGTGGTACATTTAGAAATAATAATTTAGAAGATAAGTTTTTGAAAAATTGGTTGAGTAATCCTAAAACCTGGCCTGCTGGCCCTATCGATCTTCGATGGGATAGGCATAGAGGCATGTGGGTATCTCCACCATCTAGTAAAATTATCGTAGGTAGACTAACATCTTCCTTGTCCGCTTTTGGATCAGCAACTGCAGAATTGTTAAACCCAAGTGCTGGTGGGGTAGACTTTTACGAAGATTATGATTTCCATGGTGCTGACGGCACTACTCTTACTGCTAATGTTAGAAATTTAAATGTAACGGTTCATGATTATATTGGTTCTAGCATTTCTAAATGTGCCATTGTTTTATTGTATTATGCTGATGGCAAATATATGGTGATAGAAGAAGGCGGTAGTAGAAATTTACAAAGAGCAAGGATTAGTAGTGATCAAACCTTGAGTTGCAATGGTCAATGTCAAGCAGAATTGTTTTCAGTGGGTGTAGGAGGAGGAATAACATATGGTGACATTGGTGGAATTACAGTGTCTGATACTATGGGGATTGTTTCTCAAACACTTGCTGGTTTAACGAGAGTTTGGGTGTATAAACCTTCAGATGCAGCTAATTATGAAGTAGTATATATAGGTACTAGAACTGACGCAGATTGTGGTAGTTGTGGAGGTTTTGGTGTTTATCAGGTTGCTGGAGTAGACTTTAATAGATTACCAACAGTTGCTTCTGTGGGCAAAGTTGTAACGGTAACAGATGGTGGATGTTTAGCTTTAGTGGACACAAAGAGTTGTGATGGAATTGCATAGTGAATCATTTAAATTATTTACAAGAACTTTCATACCTAATAGATAAACCTGGTATTAGTGGAATACCTAAAGCTAGGGTTATGATTGCATTGTATGGACTAACGGATCATCTGCTAAATAGTTCTAGCTACAGTTCAGGAGAATTACCTAATGAATTGGACGTCATCGGTGATTTAGGTATATCTATCTTAGATGAATACTCTGATTGTTTTTATAATAAAAGAAAAAGCAATGATATAATCACAGATTCTATTAAAGACCTTAATAAATTACATAAAGCAAATAAAGAACGTACTATTGCTGCTGCTAACAATAAAAAATTATACAATTCAATTCTAAATATTGACGAAAAAGATATTGATGAAATAGATGTGGTTTATAATACAGCATCTTATGGAGATGGAGATCCTACTGACTGTTGCAATCAATCTGGCATTGTGCCTTGCGACGAACCCTTCACTACTTATGTTAAATATAGTGGAGAAAGCTTTGTGTTTAATACTCCCTTGATGGAATCTGGTGTTTTTGAATCTGGGGTTAATATTGAGATTATTAAAGGCAGGAATAATGTATTTGATATACACACAGTGGTTAGTGGTTTGGGTGTTGATGGTAGTGGCACTGTAGATCATCCTTTTAGTATAATTAATTTTCAAACAATAGATTGCTCTACTGGTTTATTAGATCCTACTGTTAACACAGATGGTTTGTATACATCTAATGGGCTAATAATAATTACTCCTAATTTAGACTCTAAATTGACGCAACTAAAATATACTTGTCATGATGGTGAAAACGCTTTGAAGAGTGGAGATACTGAAACACATATTCATGGCACTGGTGAGAACATTAATGTAAGACATGAGAGAGGTAAGATAAAAGTATCGGATCCTTTTACAGCAAATGTATTGCCTGTTAGACCTGAGTATATAATACAGTCTGGTACTCATGACCATATTCCTAGTAAGTTTTGGGATTTTAATGAAGATATTCCATGTAAGTATGGTGGTTTGTCAAAAATCAAAGCTTTTACTAATCGTAAAGCTCATTGTTTTGATCAAAGCAATTTTGTTTTTGAGGTTGAAGGATGGCTTGGCGCACAGCAGTTTAATCCTGATTTACCTGATGCTCCATCAGTTCTTGATTTTAGAGAGGGTATCCTACAGCCTACCTCTAGCATCAGTCAAGTCATGAGAGGTGAACCTAATAAATTTTTACATAGCTCTAATTTACAAGATTTTGATAACAAGTTTATTCTTAACATTGGGCAAAATTCTGATCCAGACTTGCGCATATATGATAGTAGAGGAGATATTGATCACTCAATACTCAGCACTAGATGGCCAGCAGAAAGAGTCAATTTAGCGATACGAAATAACTACTTTACATTACCTGATGTACAATGTCCGGCTACCGAAGAGGAACTACAAAAAGAAGTATTTGTAGTTGATGATTACGGTTCTCCACTATGCTATCCTACTGGATTTACTAGTTTTAGGAATATTAGTTTAGTAGACATTAGAACAAATGCTTATGTTGTAGAAAATACAACTCAAGCAGATAATTTTTCTGCATACACATCTATGTATAGCAAAGCACTCAGTCCTCTAGATAACATATTTTTAGATGAAAATTATAATCCTATCTTTTTGAATGAACATGGTGGCATATTTACTCGTAGCAATGTTAGGGCCAGAGCACGAGCAGGTTTGACCACTTATGAATTTTATTACGCAAATTTCATAGTAGAGAATAGAGAGTGGGACTCTAATGCTGGGCATGCATATTTACAAACAAATATATCTGTCAACGCTAATACTGGTAATTTCTTTATAACGGATGTTGCTGAAATCAGTAGAAATGACTATGAGCTTGGATCTGTGGATTGGTTTATGGGTTCTGCTATACCTGGCGGCGGGAGTAGTGTTTTTGAAGCTAGGGGTGGGATTAGTATTTTTAATCCATTTATTGGTAGATGTCCAGGAGATAGTAGTACTCCAGAAGGTAGGGCTGCTATTGCTGATTGTTACCGAAGAATAGTTGAGACTCCAGGATATGAACAGTGTGATGGTGATGAAGTCGAAGATGCCGATGCTAATAATGACATAATGACTTTCTTGCCCTATGATCTTAATTTGCCTCCTGGAACTCAACTTAGTGACTTTATTAAACCTGGATACTTAGTAGAAGGACCTTATGTTCTTCCAGGCACTTATGTTGTGGCTATAGATGATTGTGCTGGCGATTGTTTCAACCCTGGATTATGTTTAGAGTGTTGTGGACCTGTTGTAAAATTGAATAGACCTTTTATTTTTAGTGATTATTCAAGTGCTTCTCAATTTCCAGGTACAAAATATTTTCCTTATAGATTTAGAGATCCTGCTAGTTTAACAACACAATCTTTAAATATAAACTATTTTGTTAGATCAAATAAAGCTGTATTATATGATTATGCTGTGTATGTAACTAGTCCTCCTCCTCCAGGGCCAGTGACAGTTTTTGCTGCTTTTGAATATTTTGAAGTATGGTTGTCATTATTTAGTTCTCCTAGACCGGTTATATATCCTAAATATAAGGTACCTTCTCTTCTTCCTACTCAAAGTTATGGTTTTACTAATTTTACTTTTAGTAGTTGGAACGAGTGCTATAGACCTGTTTCATTGTCTGCCTATGAGTCAAAAGTTGGTCAAGCTGGTGCTGGTGTTTCGTCTAGCACTTATCTAGATTATTATGGTTATAGTAGAATTGATTGCCAAGGGTTACTGCCTTTTTATGATTTAACAGCAATAGATGGAGGACTTTGTCCTGATGAGCTGGATCCTTTTTGCGTGATCTGTGCTAGTTATAATCCACTGACTACTGCTTACAACCCTTATAATATTTCTCCTTGTTTAGCTGAAGATGTATTAGATTATGAAAATAATTCTTTTTATAACCTACCCGTTGTAGAATCACAACAGGTCACAGGATCGGTTTATGACGGCCATACAGTACAGGTTTTAGGCTTTGTTGTAATAGTAGAATTAAATTTTGCTCCAGGTTTTGGGCTTAGTGGAAATGTTACCGTAACAGGAAATCCTTCTGTACAGGTAAATTTATTTCCTGGTGGAGGTACAGTAACTGTTCCGTATACACCAGGAGAAAGCACTAGTCAACTTCTTAGATTTCAAATATCATTAGCAGGTCAGGATTTATATGATGGTGGGACAATAGTCGTTGATAGCAATGATGAAATTGTTTTATCTGGTGGATCTATTTTAGATGAAACTGGATCTGCCGTACTTCTTCAAGAGGGCGCGATTATTGGTTCTAGATATGGTCCAGCTTTTGATACTAGTGGAGACAGCACTGGTCATGCAGGTAACAGTATTTTTCCGTTAGGGAAAGTTCCAGATCCAATCAGAAGATTTCCAAAAGGCGATTTGGGCAATTCAGCAGGGGGAATTGGTGATGCTGTAGTACAACAATATTACGGTTATATAGATCCGGTATCAGACATTGTAAATAATCATAATAGAACACACAGACCTAAAGATGTAGGTGGTTATGATCTGCCTAATTTTGACACATTTTTTCCGCAACATCCTAAGTCTGTAGAAATAGATGCCCCATCTTCTGCTGAATTATTTCGTGTTTATTCTTCTGATGGTTATGCTAGCTTCCTTGTTGGCATGATAGGTGAGGTTGGCTTGATAGAACATAAATATCATACGCCTCGCTGCAGAGTTGGTAATGAGTACGGGCCTTGGGACGATCCAGTAACTCCTGAAGATTATGAATCATTAGAAATATGTACTTCAGAAGTAGTACCATTATCTTTAGGCACACTTCATTTTGAGACTAAATTAAATAATTTGCATATTAATGTATCACAAAACCATGATCCTCTTGGCAGTGGTTCTTATCCTGATGCTTGGACTAGAAAATATATTACAAATCCTGTTAATTATACAGGAGCAGGCGTATTAGTGCCTCCTACTGGTTTTACTGTTATCAACAATGATTTAATTCTACAACATAAGCCTTCATCTATGAGTTATGATGAAGCTGCTGGTAGTGCTAATATGGGTCTGTTAAGCAACCTGTTAAGCTTTGAAGATAATGCGGGTAAATATGTTGTTGATGGGAGAATTAAACATAGTACCACTAATGTTCAAGCAATATTAGGTGGAGAAATTACTGATTGGTATTGTTATCAATTGCCAGAGAAAATATTATCAGATGGTATTTGTAGTGATTCGTTTTTTGGTCCTAGATCATACGATAGATTGTTGTTAGGTGATCCTTATGAGGATTATCTAGGAGTATGGACACAAAAATGTTGTAAAGTTAATGGGTGTCCTTGTCCAGATGATGTTTATGATACTAACGGAATAGGATCATCATTTGCAAATGTTCATGCTTATATACCTGGTATGCTGGGTGTCGGCCATATTAGCAACAGGACTTGGGAATTAACTGAAAGATATTGCCTAATAGATAATGCATATGAGCTAGGAGATGCATCGATAACTTTGTTACAGTCTATAGATGATAGAATAGATAACCTTGGTCGACCAGTGTTTTCATTCGGAGAAACATTTCGGCCAATAGAGTTTGAAGCTCTTGCGGATGGTATTGGAGGATGGGGTTTTACTCCTGCTGGTTATGGCGGTGTTCCTGGCTATCAGAATGAAGATGGTGGCTTATTAACCGATCAAAAGGATTGCTGTGAAATACCCGCAGGTATTCCGTGTCCTGTTTATAGCCACTATTTTACGGATCCAGCTGGAGAAATCATACATTACTGTGAAGAATGCCAGTGGTGGAAAAATGTTGATACTGGAGAGACTGTTTTTGTAGATCATACTGAATCAGGTACAGGTTTCGGTACCTCAGGATATTTGGCGGAGGTACAAATATATTATGACAAAGATACTAATGGTGCTACAGGTACTTTATATGCTAGGGTCAAACTTGATATTACTTATTGGGAACCTGCTAATATTACTTATGTAAATCATCCAGACCATGGAATTACTAATGCTCATGAGTTTGAAATTTCTGTTAAAGACGAAACTATTCAAGGAACTTGTCTTGAACAACACGGTGGTTCTTTTGGTGCTTTGGGTACTGTGACATTTGGTAGGTTCGGAGCCGGCGGTAGTATAGGAGGTGGCGGCTTCTGTGCTGGAACTAATACTGGATTCAGTACTACACAGTACAGCGATTGGGTAGAAATATCTTGTGCTTTAGCTGGTGAAAGTAATACTAGCTTAAGTTTAGAGACTGAATACATTTCAGTAAGTGCATACTTTGGAGGAAACTGTTTTTATTCATTCGTTCTTAGTGATCAAAATTGCATAATGGGAGAGAAAAACGTATATCCATGATAAATAAAAATAAAAAAGCAAAAATATTAGTTTTAGTATTACAGGCACTAGGTTGTCGTGTAACTTTTACAGATGAAGATGCGACATTTAGTCCTATTGGTCTTGTTAACGAGAAACTAAAAGAAGAGATATTAGAACATAAGACTGAGATACAAGAAGAACTAGGTTCAGACATTAGACTTATGTCTATATCAGGTAGTAAAAATTGTGTAGGTCATGAATTACAATTGTTAATAAACAAATATTATCCAGATATATCCTGTGAAAGTATTCGGCCTAAATTAGATGAATATGATGCAAGAGGTTGCTTATGGTGTGAAACTAACAAAAGTATTGTTATTAGAGAAGTACAGCAATTTGCTCGCAAGCACGATATACAATCAACTTACGAGCAGATTAGAACTGTAGTAAAAAAGGCTATATCAAACGCTAAGAAAACGATTATTTCTTAGGAGGTTTATATTTGTACCAGCCTCTATTTTCGAGCCAGTTACCTTCAGCATCTTTACGCTTAGGGAATAGTGTACCACCCTTTTTATGTTGTCCGAAGCCAAGAACGGCTCCACAGTCCATACAGCGTAGTTCGTAATATTCGTTGTCATCTACAACTCTAACTACAAACCTAATGTTTTCAGACCCACATACGCCACACTTAGCTTCTCCAAAAATTTCTTGGATATTTGCTATTTCTTTAAAAAGTTCTTTTTGACCAGCTCCGTCTAATTCAAACTCAAGCTTGTCTCCAACCTTATATTTAGCTTTCATCGCCACTCCTCTGTGTAACCTTTAATAAATTCAGGAACACTATCGGTATCTTGTTGATAACCAGATAGCTGTCTTATAATAGTCACACCTTCTCTATGAGTCAAATTTCTTATGTTATTATTATCTAATTCCATGTGCTCTGCTAAAGTTAAGGCATTAATATCTAGGCGCTTACATAATACATCCATAAAATTAATTTGAGTATCACTAATCTTATTAACATTATCACCATCAATATCTGCCACTTCTTCTGCCAGTTCTTCAGCAGCTACAACCTTTCTAAGCCTCAGTCCTCTGCGTAATGCTCTGCCTTCAGCCCTTGTTTCTGCTACGGCAACAGGGTGATTGCGAAAAATTTTATCACAATTGCCCCAAAATACGTCTGCTGCGCCATTAACGATCCTGGTTTTAATTTCTACTGGTGTTTTACTGTCATTTAAAACATAGGTCAGAGAATGGACCACAGTGGCTCTATTGCCATTTTCTGGGTCTGGAGACTGAGTTACTTCTGAAGAAGAATTAATAAGGGTGCAATCTAGAGCAATTTCAAAAATTCTACGCAAACCATCAGTAGTTGGATTACCCTTAATTTTTTCATCATCTGATAATAATTCTAGTACATAATCAGTCCACCCTATATCATTAGGTGTTACTTGTGCTTGAGTTTCTGTTTTCTCTTCAACTTGTTTTTTAGCTCTTGGCATTATTCATCCTTTATAGTAAAAGTCTTATCCTTGCTATTCTTTAAATCTTCTAGTACTTTTTGTAGCTTATCAAAAATTAATTTTGCTCTTGTGGGAGTAAAATCTTTTTGTTGTTGGATTCTTATAAGCTTCATTCCTTTACCAATAATCAATCCGGTCTTTTTCCTGTCATATTGTTGATTTCTAGTGAGGGTTTCTTGACCCCACACTGGCTCAAAGTGGGAAGGTCCGTCCACCTCTATTGCTGTAGTAAGTTCTGGAAGATAAATGTCAATCTGTAGTTTGGTATTAGACAACACCTGTTCTTTATGAAACTCTACTTTATGGCCATTGTCAATAAGGTGTTTGAGTAAAAATTTTTCTAGCTTTGATCCTGTCTTACTACTTTCTCTTACTCCAGCTAATGCTGAGTTTAATATATTGGCTTTTTTATTATCTGATAGTTTATCCCAAGATTGCTTAGCTTTTAATTTTCTGTCGGCCAATTCTGCCTCACTAAGGTTGTTCCAAGAATGGTGGATACCTAGCCCTATCTTACTTTTTTCTTCTGCTGTTCTTTGCTTTCCTTTTGTGGGGTGTTTATGAGTACCTTTCTTAAGAGCATTGCTTTGGGCCTGGCTTTTATCTCTGATAGGTATTTTAAACTTATTGGCATCTCTTCTTATTTTATTAGCATAAGTATTTAACTGTTTCGCTATAGCTGCAAAACTTAACTTTTCTTTTGTGTACAGTTTTTCAATAACATTTTTTTGTTCTGTCTCAGATAGTTTGCTGTATTTGGACATAGTCTGCATATTCCTTTTGGTTTAAAATGTCTGTTAATAATTTGACACTATCTTCTGTTTTGGTTAAGTTTACAAACGGCTCTATACTATAGTGAGATACATTGTTAGCGTTATGTCTACATGGGATATCTATACTTATGAATTTATTAGAAGGAAATATATGGGCTATATCATATACAGTATTGTCAGATAGTACCAGCTCTTTTGCAGAACACAGGTGCCACGCATGAAAAGATGGAATTTCTGGCTTTATAACTATTGTATTTTTATCATAGAATACTTTTGGTTCTGATATTAAATTAGCATCAATTAATGCTAAGTACATATTAAAAACATTACACCTGTTATGCAATATTGTTGAATATACTGACAGATTATACATAGCTCTCCTTTTTTTTATTAATTTGATGATAGTCTTTCATATTGTTGATTAATGAAATACTGCTGTTTATATCTTGATAATAAAATGGCTTGTATTTTGACAAGGTATTAATCGTTTCAAATAAATACTTAGATTGCCAGCTGTCGTGCCATTGTTGTAAAAAATATTCTATATGATTATTTTGCAAAATGTATAAATTTGTAATTTTATTTGGCAAACCAAAGAATATATAATTGATTTTGTCGCTATTAATAGTAGCTCCTAAGTTTGAATTAAACCCTTTATTAGAATTTATAACAACTATAGATTTTTTAATTCTATATTTTATCTTCGACCAAAATGATTTACCTATAATACAATTTGTATTAAAAACTATACATTTCGTATTGGTGCAGCAGTCTAACCCTCGTTTTAAGCTTTGTGTTTCATTAGAGTAACTATATATTTCATGGTGTGTAAATTTCACTGTTTTGTATTTATCTAGAATTTTTTGCATTTTTTTATTTTCAAATCCACCAACAACTATAATTTCTGCAGTAGGGAATACTGACATGATGTTGATAACATGCTTTTCTATTATGGTTTGTTTTTTATTGGCTGCTAGTAAACTAACGTTACCTATAGATTTCATTCCTTTTGTAGGTAAAGAGCTTACTAGTATAAATGATAGGTTCATGCTGATTTGCTACATATAAAAAGGTATTCAAATACGTTTACATATTTTTGTGTCATCACGATATAGTTGTTATGTTCTAGTATGTCTTTAATATTCTTCGCAGTGTGTAAAAACAGTCTGTTTTTGTAAAGAATGAGCTGGGCTATTTCTATTTTAATTTTATCGAACGTCATTGCAATTGCTAGTTGTTTTAAATCAGGGGCTTGTATATGTAGCATTCCATTTGGTTTTAATTTATTAAAGATCACCTGTAGCATTTCTGAATGCTGGTCTATAATAATAAAGTCTAAACAGTCATGTAAATAGATATTATCTATAGAATTTTCTTCTATTTCCCTTACGTCTTGAAAGTATATATTCTGAGCATTAGGTACTTCTATATTGTCTTTATGATATATGCTTATATTATTCATATTTATATATTAATTTCTTCGTTGTGTCTATAAAGTCTTGCCAAGTGTTTTTATCAGAATTTTCATTTAAAATTAACTCATGAATATCCCCCCAAGATTGTTTAATTTGTTTAGAAAACGCAATTTGTTTTACTATAGGAATATTGCTGATCTTTTCTTGAAATTTATTTGAGTCTATCATATCAGATTTTGGCTCGTGATCAATCAATATTAATGGACATTGATGATATTTTGTAAGTTTAATAATTTTTTCTAAATGTTTAGTCTTGTCGTTTGATATAATTAACTCTGGAGTAAAACTGCCTAAGTATATTTGATCTAAAGCAAATAGGCACACCCTTAGTGTTTTAAAAAACTCCTCAAACTCTCTGTTATCACTAGGTATCCATAGTATATTATTTATAGTATTTGTTTCTCTAGCCAGTAAACTAGAAATCATAATATATACCTGCTGAAATTTGTGTTGTCAAAAATACCTACATCGATCTTGCTTATCTTTTTTTGTTTTTCTGATGCAGATAATGATAATACTTTTCTCATTTGTGACTTAATAGATTGTATGTTTGGATTATTCCAAGTCTCATATATATTCGATATGTTGTGTGTAGAATATTTACATGCAGATAATATATTCTCTGTATTGCTATCTATTAGAAAGCCGCTGTCTTTTGTTACATAAGAAGAGTTTGCTGTTCCATTTGTAACTATACATAGCTTTTTGTGTATCAGGGCTTCTATGCACGACGCTGTAGTATACGAACCTTTTGAAACATCTATATAACAATCACAATTATTTAATAGTTCATGCATTTTATGTTCTTCTAAATCTCCCACAACAACTATAGGTTCGTTTACATCCTCACTGTTTTTCTTGGTTATGCGATAAGCATTATGCATTAAATTTTTAATTTCTGTCTCATCATGCCCGTTTGTTTTTATTATCAGTCTAGTATTATCTTCTTTGTCAAATTCTGTCATGTATGCTACCAGAAGAGATATTAGACTGTCTTTATCATCACTAGATGATATTGTGTAAAAGTTAAATTCTCTATCTGTGTCTAATTTATTTTTGATTTTTACATTTATATCAAAAGGTTCAGGCAATACTTTGACTGTTTTAATTACTCCAGACTCTCTCAACGACTTTTCTGCAAAATAAGAATTTACCCATACTTCGTCCATCATATTTATTTTTTCTATCCAGCCTGTATGATTTAAATTTCTGGATATTATTTTTGGAACACATATGTTGACGCCAAAACTAGCATTGTATTCATAGTAATCAGGTAGAGTGTCTTGTATTACCGCGTCGTAGCAATCGCTTTTATTAAGCTCATCTTCTAATGTTTTACCTTGTATATTAAAGGTTTTTGTTTGTAAGTATAAAGGTCTAACAGATAGTTTTATATTTTTTATATGTTGTAATGCTGAGATATATCTTCTAGAAGAGTATCCTAAAGCAGAATCCTCCCTATAATGACCTAGATATAAAATATTCACAAGTAATCTACTATATAATTAAGAGATTCTGGAAGCGGTGTCCTGCCAGATCTGACTGATTCCCACAAAGTTTGATTATTCATATTGTCTTCTAAAATTTTCATGGCTTGCTGGAATTCAAATGGAGCAAGTTTTGTTCCGTCCTGCTGATATCCTAAATCTAAATTCCTAATTAATTGTTGAATAGCAGCAGTACTAATCATGTATGGGTTTTTAATTATATTTTTTACTATAAATTGTACTATCCTTCTATTGCTCCCTAAAGGAGGCACCTTGATGTCAGGTCTAGTTACTATTTCTGCTGTTTCCCATTTGCCTTGTAATCCTGTAAGTTTTATATTATCAAAAATATCTTCAAAAGTTTTTGCTGTTTTGTCCCAGTCATATTTTTTGATACTTTTTTCTCTAACGGATTCCGCTAGTTTCATGCGACTGATGAAACTCATCTCACTTATTTCTTTGTATTTATCTATTAAAATATCACAACACTTTTTATCATCAGGATAAACTCTATCTGCACCTGTTTCTAATTCTCTAAAGCTACAGCTCAAAGGGACAATATCTGCACCTATACCTCTACCTATTTCTGCCATAGCTCCATGGTCTACAGTAACTACAGGAACTCCACAAGCAGCTGCTTCTACAGGAGGAATGCCAAACCCTTCGCAGATAGCGTATTGTATATACACATCAAAAGCATTAAATATATTAGCAAGCTCTGGTTCTGACAGTCCGTTCGCAACGCTACAGAATCCTGCTGAATTTTTTTGGCAATGTGGGCATGTAACTGGTGCTTCAGAATATGTTCCAGAAAAGTGCTTGCGACAACTTGCACATTTGTAAGAAAAGTATACTAGATTTTCGGCATCATGTTCAATAAGTAAAGATGGTAGATCCCAACCGTTCATGTCAGGATAACTGGTGTGTAAATAAAGTTTAACATTAGGTACAGTCTTAGCAATATTTTTAATAATTTTAATTAGATTGGGTATCAGTTTGCGTTTTTGATTACGCATTACAGAACCTATGATAAAATCATTAGGGTTAAGTCCCAATTGTGATTTAATTGTATCTTTAGGCTGACTGCTCACTCTAAATATATCGGTGTTTACTGCATCATTTACTGGTTCTACTAAATTCATAGGGATCTTGGTAGATTTTAAATATTCTACACCCCATTGGGTGTGTCCAGAAACAGTGTCGGCATTAGAAAAAGTTTGCAGCCATTCTTTTTTTTGTGGATCAGAGTCTATTGTTGGAGCTATCATCCAATGAAAAAAACGTCTATATGGAGAATTTTCTGGAAAATTTAACATCCAATAATCTCTTACATCAAAAACAATATCTGGTTTGAAGTCTTGTACTGCAGTTTCAAAAGCCCAAGAACCAAATGCATGTTGTGGTTTACTAGAGTATGTCTGAAGCAATTCTTTATCGCTTTGGGGTGGCACAACAGGATATACTTTCCATGGAAACTTATTTTCCATCTCAGGGCTTCTATACGCAGACAGTTCAGCAATTTCGTACTTACCTGTTGCGTATAGTCTAGAAAGAATATTTCTAGTATAATTACCAAAACCTGAGTCAACATGACTAGATTCTGCACACATAAATATTCTTTTTTTGCCCATGATGATTCCTGATGAGGTTACTTAAAATTAAAATGCCAGAGACTCTTTGTCAGCTTGACTCTTTTTGCTAGGACTTCTAGTGATCTTAGCAAAGTTACTGACACGAATCTTCATAGTAGATTGCTTAATCTTTTCTCCAGACTCTAGTTCTTTTTCCCAGCTGTCTTTCCTTAAAGATCCCTCAAGCATGACCAGATCTCCTTTACGGAACGACGATCCGATATTTTCTGCGCCAGTATCCCACGCTTCGCAAGGAACAAATGTTGTGACCTGATCGGTCTTACCGTCAGCCTTGGTATATTCCCTAGACACTGCCACAGTAAAATTAACAACAGAGGTATCCTTGCCGTTAGATGTATTAATCTTCCGTAGCTCTGGATCTCTAGCTAAATTTCCCTTCAATAAAACTAAATTCATAGTTTCTCCTTTTTCAAAAAATAAAGTAACACAATAAGCTATTATATCAAACGTAGATATAATGTCAAGCTATACCTGCCATACCTTTTTTATTATCATTCCGTCTTTCTTTTTAGACTGTTCTAGCTTCATCACAGTCGTATTGTCAATAGACAGAAGGTTTTTAAAGGTTTTGAATTCTTCTGGGAAAATCACAGCATCCAAAGAGCCTGTGCTATCTGTAACTTTTACAAATGCCATTTCTTGTCCTGGATTTGCTCCTCTTTTTGTTTTAATAATATTAACATCTTTTATTTCTATACCAATCATTATATTGTTAGATGATATTTTTGATTCTTTGAGTGTTCTACAGTCCGTATTAACAAAATTTAGATCACATTCGTCAATCTTAGAGCAAGATACAGCGATTCCAAGTAGTTGATTTTCTGTATCTGCTATCCAAGGTATCGTGTCCGACAGACTATATGCTGGATTTTTAACGGAACTCAATATTGATTCTACTGTTTTTTTTCTTCTGGCATTCACTTTGGTAAGAACACCCTCAATACATTCAGTAATGTTTTTGTATCCTGCTATATTAGTGATTACAAACTCTTTTTCTTTTTTTGTTAAGTTCGTTATTGCGTCGAAATCGAATAACATTCGTTTTCTATCTACTTTAAAATAGTCAAAACATCCAACAGATATCATATTCTTAGATGCTGTTTTATTAATATTGTCTAATACAATAAACAATATTTGTAAATAAGAAGCTTTTTCAATGTCTATTTTTATAGTATCTAGCTTGTTAAATACTGAAGCACCAACCCCTTTAATATTGGTTAGTCCAAAATAAATACATTTGTCTTTTAGTACGAAGTCTTTATTTAATAATTTAAAGTTGGGATTACAAACGTCAATAGCCATTTCTCTACAATTGCTTACTAATTCATATATTTCTTTTAGGGGATCTATTTTGTCTTTGGCAAACTTTAAATAAGATACAAAAAATCTAGAAGGAAAATGGGCCTTAACATAGGCAGATAGGTATGCATTCATAGCATAACTAACGGCATGACTTTTATTAAAACTATATCTTTGGCTTTTTTCGATCCATCCAAAGATTTCTTCAGCTTCCTCTTCATTAACAACATTTGCTTCTTTAGCCCCATTAATGAACTGCCTCTTAACTTGAGCCATCAAGTCAGCTTTTTTCTTACCAATAGCTTTGCGAAGAACATCAGCATCCTGCAAATTAAAGCCCGCTATTTTTTGAGCGATTTGCATAGCTTGTTCTTGATAGATCATTTCTCCATATGTAGATGACAGTATATCTTTTAAGCTGTCGTGATAATGGTCTACAGTTTCTAGACCATTCTTTTTATCTATATAATGATTAGAAACATTTTTGCCGTCTCGATAAGCCTCTAAACATCCTGGACGCAGGATAGAGATGAGAGCAGAAAGCTGTTCTATATTTTGTGGTTTAAGTTTTTTAGACATGGTCTGACCAAGTCTAGACTCTAGCTGGAAGCAACCTTTTGTATTGCCTTCTCCAATTAAATGCCAAGTGGTTTTACAATCTAGGTTTAAATTTTCAAGAGTAAGGTCTAAATCTACCTTACCTTTGTGTTTTTTAAACTTACAATCACATCGTCTTTTATTCATCTTTAAAACAATTCTTAAACTGTATCCTTTGTGCAAGGTTCTTGTGTAATTTCAAAAATCTTATTAGTATATTGGCGCAATCCGTAACGTCTTTGAATGCGTCGTGAGCATTAGAGGAATCTATTCCCATGTAAGTTCTAATAGAATCTAATGAAATAGATTTAATTTCTGGCACGTACATCAGCCATAATCCTATAACATACATTAGGTCAATTCTATCTCTAGGATGAAATATAGACGAGCTTTTTTCTTTTGCATCAAAGTTGTCATACGTTTCACTCAACCTATCTACAATCTTCATATCAAATTTATTAATATTATATCCGCAGGCTATAGGGGCAGTGAATTTACTTTTTTTACTTTTGCCAGATCCTACTAAGTGATAATTGTCTAGATATCCTACAAATTGTTGCCAAGAATGTTTCTGTTCTGGATATTCCAGCCACTCATTAAGGATTTGACTTTTGTCAACACCCTTAACCTTACCATGCCAATCTAAGATATCAGAATCGGTATACGGATGATTATCTATTGTGACAGCCTTGGACTTCTCTTGTAATTCAAAATTAGCTAATTTAATAGGCTTAAGATTTATATTAAATTCAGAGTCCTTGACTATCTCTAACCTGTAGGGGTCAACCATAACGGCAGCGAGTTGAACAGGACTGCACTCATTAGGATTGGCCCCATCGGTTTCAAAATCAAATACACATATCTTATTCTTGTTTATGTTCATCTTCTATAGTTTCTACTTCCTTATTCCCGTCGATAATTAAATCCTTGTCACCATCAATAATTGCTGCATTTCTTTTTAGCTTACAGCAACTAATCTTTTGAGGCTGAACTTTTACACACTCTTTACCGTCATGTAAAAACTTAGCACCAATACTTAACCTACCGAACTTAGTCATATCATGCTCCTTGTAATAGTGATTGTACGCCCATCATTTTATCTAACAGGCCGATACCTAGTATATCAAACTTTACTACACCAATTGATTCTAAGTCATTCATCTCTAATCCTGCAATATTTTTTTTGGTTTTAGCGTCGTAGATCATTGGACAGATTGAAGATAGACTACTTTGTGATATCGCTATGCCTGCAGCATGTTTTGACTGATTGCATTTAGTTCCTTCTAATCTAATAGCTTGCTCAAATCTTTTTGCAAGTGGGCCGACTAATTTATCATCTTTTAAATGACACCAATCTTTAAGTGGTTTTGGATTGTTTTCTAAAGCCCACTTAATTATAGAGGCGTCTTTCATTTCTTGTAATTCGTCTGCAATCTTAGCTTCGTCTGGTATATGTTTTGTGATTTGATTCATTTCTTCAAAAGAAATATTACTATAAACTCTTAACACTTCCTTTAGTGAACCTCTACCTTTTAGAGTATTATATGTAATCATTTGGGAGACTTTGTCTTGGCCATATGTGCCTTTAATGTAATCAATAATGTTTTCTCTTTGATCCATAGGTACGTCTACATCAATATCTGGCATGGACACTCTACCTCCTGTATTCCTACCAGCATTGTAAAATCTTTCAAAAATTAAGTCATATTTAATAGGGTCTATAGCGGTAATTCCAATGAGATAGGAAACAAGACATCCAGCAGCACTACCTCTTCCTGGTCCAGGCAACCATTTCTGCTTACGGACATGGTTTACAATGTCTTGTACAATTAAGAAGTAGCTAGATAGATCTGCTCCTTGTAGTACGTCTAACTCATATTTAATCCTATCCACATATTGAGAATGCAATTCTTTGTCTACATCATTGGCGATCTTGTCTCTCCACCCATCTCTACAAAGCTGTCTCAAGTATTCAGCTGGATCGTATCCTTCTGGACATTTAAAATCTGGAAGATTTGGTGTTTCTAAAATATCATAATCTTCACACAAACCGTCTACTAAATTAGTATTATCTATTTCGTCTTCTGTATTTACTTCATTAATTTCTTCATGAGATAAAAGATGATAACTATCGGACTTAAAGAAAGAATCTAATCCAAAATTTTCTCCGCTAGATAGTTTACTGGCAACTTGTGGCAAAGTCATTTTAAGATTACTACATAATAAAATTCTTTGATCTACAGCATCATATCTTTCACAATAATGAGAGTCTATACTAGATATTTTCGGTATGTTATTTAAGCTACAAACATCCCTTAATTTATTACCAATAATTTGTTGGTACTCATTCTCTTTATCCATTAGTTGTACTTCGACAAAGAAGTTGTCTTTACCAAAAATTTCAGATAGCTCACCTATCTCTTTCTCTATTTGTGAGTCTGAAATAAACTGGCCTTCTTTATGTATTTTATTAGCTAAGTAAGAGCCAGGATGTCCACTCATACCAATGATATTACCTTGGGATAGCTTATCTTTTAATTTTGCTATATCTAATCTAGGCTTATAATAATAATTATCTGGCTTATTAGATTCTGACACTATCTCAATTAGGTTTTTCCATCCTTTAAGGTTTTTAGATAACAGAAGCATATGTGATAGTTTTCTGTTCTCTTTAGACTGTATATTACTGTCCTGATCTGATATATACAATTCAACACCAAGTATAGGTTTGATGTTATTATGTTTCATGGTTTGGAAAAAATTAATACAACCAGAAATTGATCCATGATCAGTAATGGCACAGCTAGACATATTAAGCTTATGGCATCTTGAAGCTACATCTTCTGGCTTAGAAAGACCATCCAATAAAGAGTAATGTGTATGCAAATGCAAAGGCGTGTAGTTTTTCATTCAGTCTGTACTTCCAGGGGCTTGGTAATATCCTACATGATAGCCGGGTACAGTGTACTCGTCAACCACAGAATCTATTCCATTCATTTCTATATCATGTTTTACTTGTTCACACATGGTCATAAATTCTCCTTGCTGACACAACTTACCTTCACGATATTCAATCATTGGGGTTACGTTTGTGCCATTAAAAGAATTTTTACCATAATGACATAACTTTTTACATTTCCAGCTTTTACTCAATTGTGGTTTTTTACATTTTTTAATTTTTTCAAATTTTGTCCTAAGCAAATTTTCTGTTGCTATAATGTCTGACTTATCAAAAGTCATACTAAAAGGACCACCATCATTAATAAAATATATTGTTACAATACAGTGTTTAATTTCCGGATATAGTTTTTGTGCAGCATAGAAGTAGATCATAAGTTGTGGATCTTTTTCTAGTTTTTCTTGGGTTTTTTCTTCGCCTGTTGCCCAATTTAATCTACGTCCAGTTTTCCAATCAATAATTTCTAATGTATCATCATTAACCCTAGTGATTAAATCAATAGTACCTTTCATAGCCAGTGTGCCTTTTAAGTCACCATAATCATATTTAGCCCATGGTTTGTCTATAGTAATGTCGAACTGTTGTTCAGGATAGAGGATGTCTCTATTTCTAGGATCAAACATACCGTCAGCATAGGTGATCGCTTTGTGGGCCCATTTAAAACAATCTTTTTTGTCTTTTTCAGACCATTCATGATGATCAAAATTAGAAGTATAATAATCATAAACCTGTGTACTTAATTCAGTCAGGTCGTAATCGTTTACATCTACCTCACCCACAATATCGTCTGTAAAAGTTTTTTCTCCTTTTTGTTTAGTAAATTGTACAAAGGCTAATATCTCTAAAATCTTATGGACTATAGTACCCTTGTCTGCTTTTTTATTAGAGGGAGATCTATAACCTAAAACATAATCAAAAAAGTATTGTTGTTCACACATACAATGAGTATTATATGATGAGCTTCTAAAGTATGTAATTATAATGTTAATATTCCTTTATGTGTGAGAAAGTTTTTAATTATATTGTTTTTTTCTCCAATGCTTCCTTCAAGGTTAGCAATAACTAAATCAAAATTAGATTGGTCATAGCTGCCGTCGTCTAACGCTGTTTCGCTCTCGTGTGTGGATTCATACAGGTTTCTATTAAGTTTGATTACCATACCACCAGCTTTTTTAACAGCGTCAACCTCGTTAGGAAATCTACAATCTGCTATCAGCGCTAGTTTTGGTTTTTCTTTTTCTATTAATCTGATTGTGGCTGATGACCAAACGTGATTTTGCATCCTTCTAAAAACGTCTGTCCCAACATATTGCAGCACTTCTCTGGCTGTCATTTGTGCATCAATGCCGGGCCAATAGCAATCCACAGTTTCATTTTTGTTTTCATCTGTACCATAACATTGTTCTTCTGTTAAACCTAATATGTTTATGCACAGCTGTTTTAAAGGGTCTGCAAAGTTATATATTTTGGTTTCTTGGTTTGGCAAAAGACTTTGAATAAATTCACAAGATGTAGTTTTACCAGATTGTTTTCTGCCAGCAAACGCTATAATCATAAATACTCCTGTATGGTTTTCTTGATTTCTGTGTCAATTTGATTAGAAGTCATGTCGGCAATATCATTAGCAGATATCTCTATATTATATACATTATATGTACGATTGCAATTTTTGGAAATATTTTGAGCTGCCTTACGACCAGCATCATCATTGTCCATGATTGTAAATATGCACATTGCTCCACTAGAATCTAGTAGTAGCTTTTGTTGATTGCTAAGATTAGTGCCAAATATAGCAACACTGTTGTGTATGCCATTCTCTTCTAACTTCCACACATTACCAGGACTTTCTACTAGAATTACATACATACTTTTTTTAATATGTTCTTTAGCAAACCAAAAGTTATATAAGTATTCTTGTGTTTTAAATCCACTGTTATGTTTCCACTTAGAATATTTCCATAAGTTTTCAGCAGAGGGGCATGCGTCGGATGGATCATGAAAGCCTCCACACTTATCACACTTTTCATGTATACTTCTGCCAGTACAACCTACCATTGTTTCATAATTCATATCGTAAATAGGTACGACAACTCTGTTGTTCATTTCTCTTTTAGGATTAGAACATAGGCCAACATCATATTTGTCCATAATGTTTTGGCTATACCCTCTATCTATATAGTATTGAGAGGGAATAGAAAGACTACTTCTCACTGTGTTTCTGGTGACAACAGGCTTGTCAGACTTTTGTGTTGTTTGCATAGATCTCATAGCGATATTAAATTTATGCTTACTTTGCTGAGTTCTGTTAATCCTAATATTTTGTAATTTGGTATTTGTAAATTCTTCACAGAATTGTAACGTTTCTTTAAAGCTACAGGTTTCGTCACCCGGCTTAGACCAATTGTATTTTTTGTTAGATAGTAAACCTCTGACAAAACCTATAATGGACGGCTGAAAAACTTCTTCACAATTATGAGTTCTGCATTTCCAATTACCTCTATAAGATTCTCCTTCTGGATATATATTTATCGCAGACGGATTGTCTCCACCGTGTATAGGGCAGCACATACTATAAAATCTACCATTGTCTTTGTGATCAATTTCAAAATAATCAAATAAATCTTCTGCCTTGTCGCATAAATTGTCGCAGAGTATTTTTAATTTTTGTTGTTGATTTTTATTCGAATGGGATTGCTTCTTCACTGTCTTCATCAAACTCCTCAATACTATCAGGTTTCTGCATTAGTTCCAATCTGGTTTTACCTTCGCTAATCTTAGCACACCAACCCTTCATGTTACAATTAATATAATCGTTGTCGTCTAATCCTCCTCCATGTCTACTGACCAGAGGTAATAATTTTCTATTTCCGTTATCTGGACCGTCTTCTGCTATTTCCTCATCTGTCTTACGTTTGAATATAGTGAAGTTGCTACAAAGCCAAATAATTCTATCTGATCCACTAGCGGTGTCTGTACTCTCTTTGGTGATACCATCCCTGTTAAGCTGAACAAATGCTACTATAGGGACTTTATACCTAGTAGCAAAGTTATGTAAGGCTGTCATCATGAATCCTAGAACCTGATATTCTTTCATGTCTTGACTCATGCCTTGGCTGTCCATGAGTTTTAAGTAATCGTAAAATATTACGCAGTCCTTAGCTGATCCGTCTTCATTTAGTCCAACTTCTTTAATCAACCATCGTCGCATCAAGGAGATTTGATCTTCAAAAGGTTGTCCAGCAATAGACTTGTGATATATACCCATATCTTTGAGTTGCTCTGCTGCTTTTTGTATTTTGTTTTTCTTGTTTGGAGATTGAGCAAACTTACCAGTTTCGATACTACTAATATCCACTTCTGTCATCATGGCCAGTATCCTATTTATGTGATCCTCTTTCATCATTTCTGTATCTAAATTTAGGATTGGTACTTTTGATTTAGAAGCAACATTAAACCCAATATTATCTGACAATAAAGTTTTCCCTGTTTTGGGTCTAGCAGCAATTACATTTACTGTACCTCTACGCAAACCGCCTCCAATAGCCTGATCATAGATAGGGAATCCTGTAGGTATACCTATTTGGTCTATAGGATTATCAATTAATGACTGTATATATTCGTCAACATCCTGACCAACGGTTGTGGGGTGGTTCTCTGTGTCATTAAGAAGAGAAGAAAAATTAAATATAACGTCTTCTGCAATACCGACGATACTGCCAACAGGTTCGGTTCCTTTTACCTCAGAAACTTTACCCTTAGCTTTGTCTAGCTGTTCTTCTAAAAGTCTAGCTATTTCTAGCTTTCTAACTTTTGCAGCAAATTTTCTAACATTGTCTAATTCTACAGGGAAGTTTGTGATCGCCTGTAGGTGTTGAACTTCTTCTTTTTTAGTAACTATTGAAGATAGGTGTAATTCTTCAGCAGCTGAAAAAATAGTAGCTATGTCTAATTTAGTGTTTGGATTTTTCTCAAAAACATATTTAAAGCATTTGTATAAAACAATATTGCTATCTATGGTAAATGAGCTTTCTTGCAGCAGATCTGCTACATCATAGTAAGCATCTTCACCGTAGTTAAATATACCTGACAGAACTGCACGTTCTGCTGACGCATCTGATAATTTCATTTTACCCAGCCATTGTGGAACATTTATTACACTTATAACGATCTATAGATTCTATCACCCCTGCATTTACTTCTTCTTTTTTACCACAAACACGACAAGTGACACTTACTGGAGTGTAGTTTCTTGTTCTAGGTACAGGAGGCTGTTTAGAAACCTTTTTGTCAAACTCAACATCTTCTTTATGCATTGTGAATTCAGCCATTTGCTCAAACTTATTAACTCTTTGTGTTTTTCTGTCTATACTTTTAGACTTAATAACAGAGTTGTGAAATTCTGTCTGTGGCTCTGAGACCTCAGCTTCTTCTTCTTTTGGAAGCATAGCAGCAAGCATATTGATCATTTGTTTAATTTGCTTGGGACTTAGGTTTTCATCCATTTTTAATCATCCCCTTTGCTCTTTGTGTAGAAATTAAAATATCTGATAAATTTTTAAGTGTGCTTGAAAGATAAGTCAACCTATCTGATCTTTGTTTAGCATATTTTTTTATTTGGTTTAGCTTGATTGCTCTTTCGTTGTGCTTGATTGCCTGTAAGGATTTTTCTACATATCCGTAACCCTTATAATTATTAATTTCGTCAGCTATGGTTTCTTTAATAGTCTCATCAGCCCAATTGTATCTAGCCATTTCTCTGTTTAAACTTCTCTGTATATGAAAACCAAATTGACCAATCCTGTATGCAATCTCAGCACATTCTGTAACAGTAAGTTTTTCTAGAACGTCCCTATTCATAGTAAGATATTCTTGCAGTTCCGCTTCTGGTAAACTGTCTCCCGCATAGGCTGGGATACCAATACCCTTTTCGTACTCGTCTAATATATTATCCCAATGCGTTATTTCTTCTTTAGCTGTTCTGGTCATTTATTATATCTTTCCATTCTGATATTTTATTATAAGGCAATTCTATAAAACCAATCTCATTTGTCTCACACCAGCTTTTCTTTTCTCTATCTCTTTTTTTATGTTTTAAAAAATTTAGTTTGTTCTGATGAAAAAATGGAACATACTTGTAGTGCTGTTCACCATGAACCTCTATACAAATTTTAGCAAGCGGTAGATAAAAGTCAAGGTACAAAATTTCAGTTCTTCTCAAAGGTATCGGAACTTCCTCTAAAATCTGATAAGTAGGGAAAATATTTTTTATGACTTCCCTAGCTTGTAAATGTAGTTCAGATTTATTCTGTCTGCTACCTTTGGCTATATGTCCTGTTAATTGCCATTTTTGTAATTTGCCATCTAAATCAATAATGTCCATACCATCACATGCCCATTGTATCTTTCACTTGATTCCAAAGAGTGTTATATACTTCTGGATTAGAAGCGATATAATTTCTAGCTTTTTCTTCACCCTGAAATTTAGGGGTGTCTTCTATACAAGAAATAGTATACCAAGCACCAGCCTGATCCACCAATCCAATATCTTTAGCCAAATTAAATACTTCCATCGCTCTATCTATACCTTCACCATACCGTAAGAAGCTTGTAATCTTGCCGCCAGGAGGACCTAGAGCCGAACAATTTACCATCCAGTGTATTTTTTGTCCAATCTGAGTATCTTCTTTGCCCACTTTCCATGGCTCAAAATAAGTAGCTCTTAGTTTAACATCAGTTTGATAAGCAATAGCTTGTCCAGATTTTTCCTTAAACTCTACATTACCATGACCTGGATTACCCATTAAGTGAGTAATGCCAATAACAACATTTTTATTAACAGGAATTACATTTGCTACTTTTCTGCAAAACTTAGCCAATAGCTTTGCTCCATCTGCTCTTTGCATTTTACCCATGTCAGCAGTAATTTCAGCTTCTGTACATAGTGCTGAATAAGAATCTATAATTAGTACAGATCCTGGTTCTTCATTAATGATTCTTTCTCCGATAGATAAATACTCTTCAGCATGTAGTATCTTGCCTTGCTGAGATCCTATGACATGAAACTTATCTAAATTCAAACCTGGAATACCTTCTAAATCCCTCTTCTTCAATCTACCTTCTATGTTTAAATAATAGACATCTCTACCATCTGCAAACGAACTGTGTGCATATTCTTTTCTTTGTGCTGTAGCAGCGAAGTCTAAGGATGTTGTTGTCTTGCCACACTTAGGATGTCCGGTGAAAATCATAAAGCTACCTTCTGGGACACCACCGTTCAACACAAGGTCTAAGCAAGGAGAAACAGGAATAGTTATCAAGTTTTGATCTACCACAGAATTAGCGGACAACATAATCCCATCACCAAATTGTTTTTTTACTCCATCTTGGATTTTGTTTTTTGTTGCTGGAGTTTTACTTTTGGTTTTGCTCATCGTCTAAATCCTTCAGTTTTGATAAAATGTTTTTAGTAGTTTTGTGTTTCTTGTAAGTGGACTTATCCCTATCTAAGTCTATTGTAACATCTTTGTTCTGTTTAGACAAGATCTTTTCATGTTTCTGTATTACTGGTGTCAAAAATTTAGATCTTAGAGAGTAGGTTCTATAGCACTTTCTATCCTTGATAGCTGCTATAATTGCCTTGGCACTATATTTTTTCAAAAGTCTGTGTGCTGTAAAAATCTGACTTTTATAAAATGACGACCATTCCTTATTATTCCAAAATCTGTAATGTAAATCTTTTTGTTCAATTCTTGCTTTATTCTCACAAATTAATTCCGTAATATATTGAGCAGCAGATACTTCCTTGCCGTTCGAATATTTAGAAATGTATTTATTCACGAGCTTTGTTGATTGCGTTCTTGTACTTGGAGTTGATATTGCTTTGTCTGTCGTCAGTTAGTTGAGATGCTGCCTGTGTCATTATAGTAACACTTTTTGTTCTTTTGCCAGACGTTTCTTGGATAAAAGAATCAGCCTTACTAGATACCGTTTTAATGTTTGCGCTATTGGAACTTTCTACACCAACAATATCTACTACTGTTTGTTCAGACAGATTTAATTCTTTAGCGATTTGCTTATTTTCCATTTGAATAACTTCCTTCAAATATCGAACAGCATATTCTTTAGTCTTGGATACTTTTGCCATTATTCCATCTCTCTTTCTGCATTTCTTAACCATGCAATATTCTTGGTTTTTAAAAAGTTTGTATATAACTCAAATACTCTAGGGGATACCGATTTAAACTCCCATGCTTTCTTGCCAATTTTAGACAAGAACTTATTTGATGTTCCTTCTGAATACATACCGATAGGATTGTATATTTTGCCGTGTGATCCTAGTTTTAAAAAATATCTAGTATTACTACCTAAAGTAACACTTTTGGCTAGGACATCTCCAGTACCATCCTCTAGCCTTGGAAAATTTTTATTATCTAAATACTCATGCTGTCCAAATACTGTGTAGTATTCATATATCTTGCTATCAGGTTCTTGATCATTAATCTGTCTTGTACTCATATTATTTGGGCCAAATCGTTTTTGGCTTCCTTTCTATTCTAGACATTCCATCAGGCAAAACAGTGTTAGGGTCTTCTTTACCTCTATTGGAATAATGTTTTCTTTGTAGTTCAGCCTTATAGTCGTCACTAAATTTTTCTGTGTTTCTCTGAGCCAAGTCTCCTAAAGTTTTTAATTCAGAATCACTTTTCTTCACAGAGCTGTTTAAGGTAAGCATATCTTCTTGATAGTCTCTACCACAAATTTCCTTACAGCTATCACACTTTACTCTGTCTTTGTAATCGTTGATATTAGCAAAGAGATCAAACGACTTATTGCAGGATTCACAAAAATATGTATATGTTGGCATATTAATTCATAAAGTTAGAAACGTATTCCATCCACTCTTCTGGTATTTCTTTTATTGTAAGCAAGTACTGTGCTATTGGCAAGTATTTTTCACTCTTAGATGGAATATATGGTTTTTTTATTAGAGGCATCTTAGCCTGTTGTGGGGTTTTGTCTCCTTTTTTTAAATTACAGCTTAAACATGCTGTGGTTATATTATGCCAGCCTGTTGCTTTTAAAGAACTATTAGCTGGCCATTTAGATTTGGGTATTACATGGTCATAAGTTAGTTTTCTTGATTTCTTGCCACAATACTGGCATGTATAATTATCTCTAATGAATATATTCTTTCTGCAGAATTTTATTTCTTCTTTAAAGAAATTATAAAACTTAGTTAATTTAATTACAGAGGGTATATATATTTCTTTAGACACAGACTTGACACTATCTTTGTAGTAAGATACAACCTCCACATTGCTTTTGTATCCTTTAGAGCTACCATACCATAGCACCATAGCCTTTTGCCAAGATATGGTGCATAGTGGTGTGTAGTTACAGTTTATAATTAAACAGTCTTTGTGCTTAGACATTTTAAAGCCTATGGACTATCTCTGCTATGATTGGATTTCTAACAATGTCGGAAATTTCTAAATGAGAAAAACCCACGCCGTTGGCTCCTTGCAACCTGTCTATAATAGATCCAAAACCACCCTTTTGAGTGGCGTGTAGATCTGATTGGTCTAGATCACCCGTAAGAACCATTTTGCTGTTCATGCCAATTCTAGTTAATAGCATTTTTAATTGATCATAAGAGGCATTCTGACATTCATCTGCTACAATGAAAGCATCATGGAAACTTCTACCTCTCATCAAACCCAAAGGCACAATTTCTATTGCCCTGCCAGATTTCAATTTATGAAAGTGTTCCATTTTAAGAAAATGATTAACTTCATCAAATAATGGCAATAAGTATGGATGTAGTTTTTCTTCAGCACTACCCGGCAAAAAGCCTAGCTTTTCTCCTGCTTCGACAACAGGCCTAGTGATAACTATCTTTTGTACCTTATAATCTAAAAGATATTCTAGGGCCATACCAACAGCAATATGTGTTTTACCACTGCCGGGAACACCCTGACAGAAGGTAATAGTGCTTTCTGCTACAGTTCTAATGTAATCTTTTTGATTTATAGATCTTGGCTTAAGTCTATTTTTAAATCCAACGATATGTTCTTCAGGGGCTAGCTTATCAGCAGCCTTTTTAATTTTGCGTTTTCTCAAGGTTGTACCTCTCTAGGAGTAGAACTAAATCAGACATGCGCCGCCAGCACAGCTAATTTCCTCTATCCCTGTGGTATTGTCCTCTGTCTCCAAAAGCTGTGTGTAATCAACTTTACTGAAACTGTTAAACAAATCTGTATACCTTTTCCAATTATATACGTCCTTCATACAGTATGTTAAACGCTTTAAATCTTCGTCAAAATATTTTTTAGCAAATCTTTGCATCTTAATAGAGAATAGCTTCTTATCTTCACTGTCTGTATCAGATGCTTGCTCTAAAGTCATATAGTCACATGCAGCCCATAGATTATTATCAAAAGCATTTAGACCTAACTCAATTAAACCAGAGCACCATAGCGAAGCATCACCATATTCTTTAGCTATTTCTTTAGGAGTATATACTGTTGTGAATGGTGCTTGAGGATAATCTTTATCACCGCTTTGTGGTATAAGACTAATACCTGCAAAAAACTTTCTATTATTATAAATAAATTTTGTTACATCTTCCCACTCTTCAGGTTTTACAGTAACTGTATTGCTTACATTATGGCTTAAAAACTCTTGAGTGCATAAGGATCTGTTTTTACCTGAATGAACCCAATTCTTTTGAGCGTCTTTAACAACACCAAGCATTTCTACAGCAGGTAATTGATTTTTAAGCTTAGAACCATCAGGCACTTCAATAGGGAATTTTACAACTTCATCGGTATCATTAGCAGACCATGAAGATTTTTCACAAGCTAACGGGTTATAACTTTTAAAGTGTAGATATGGAGCTTCTAGAATATTAGCTTGAACATGTCTAATATACCTCTTAGCGTGATGAGGATGGATTCCAGAACTTGTTCCAAGCATACTACTGCTTGTACCTTCTGGTTTTAAACACGTTACTCTAGCGGCTTGATTGATATTAATTTTTTTAGACAATTCTTTATTAGTATCAACAGCAATTTTTGCTCCTTTTTTGAGTACCTTCTCTGTGAGTACAAGATCATGTTTTTCCATGATGCCTGTAAGCGACACTCCAAGAAGTGCTTCACGTTCAAAAATAGCGTTTGTAATATCTCCTAGATATTCTAGGTCAGTAAACCCTGCTTGCAAAGTGCCAATGATTGCAGCGGCTCTACATCTTTCATAAAAATCTTCTTCGTCTACAACAGATGAGCAGTTAATTGTAGAAAGATTACATCCTTGCCAACCAGACTTACCAGTTTTTTCATCTACAGGCCACATACCTACTTCTACACAAGGATTAAAAGTCATTTCCGTAGAATCACTCCAAATAAAACCTGGCTCACCAAATTCTTTGACAGAACCCATGAGTGTTTCAAACTGTTCGTATGTGGTGTCGTCTTTTAATAATAAGGCTGAGTTATTACTTCTTGCTCTTTGCGGATTGTCTACATACCAGTTACCAGTTTTAGCTTTTGCCATCTCTTCATCATCTGGACTAAATAACGCTAACGAGGCACTTCTACGAACACCACCAGATAATACAGCATCGCTGCTGTGCATAATAATATCATAAGCATCGATTGGTCGAAGTTTTTTTTGTTTGTTTTCAAGACATTTCTCCAATAATTCTCTAATTTTTTCTAAACCATTTTGTAATGGCTCAAAGCCAGGAGCTTTGCCAACGCCAGAAGATAGGGTGGAGCCTTTTTCTCTGATGCTAGAATAATCGAAAACAATATACTGGTCTTTATATTCTTTAAATTTATCATCAGAAGGTTTGGTAAAGTATGAACTAAGTAATACTCCAAGAGCATCTGCCCAGCCTTCAATACTATCTTCTATAATGTATTTACACCCTTTTTTAGGTTTTTCTTTTTGTGATAATGATGGTAATTTTGCAACGTGATGTTTTTGTACACTAAATCCTGTACCGCTACCACATAATAATAGCCAAAAACATTCTTGAAAAAATCTTAAACGATCACAATAAGAGCTAGTACAGTTATAGATCTTAGCGTGACGCTTTAGAATAGGTTCTCCACCAAACTGTAATGCTCTCTGACTACCTAACACCTTCTTTTTGAGCATTAAGTCGTAGGCCCAATTAATGTCTTCTGTGACATTTTCATCATTATAGTGAGTATGCATCATGCCTTGCACTCGCTCAACAGCTTCTTTCCAAGTCTCTCTACGATTCTTGTCCTCCAACCATCTAGCGTACTTAGAAACGAAAGTATAGTTTTGAAGTTCTTGAAGCGCAGACATATCTTCTCCTTAAAATAATTCAGAGTACAGCGACGGCGAAAGAAATAACATAAAGGCCATCAGCTGGGTAAGTGTTAATAAAATTTACAGTCATGATAGTATTATAGTACACCGGATAGATCTTGCAACCACGAAACATTCGGTTTTATTTTTATAATCTCTATCTTACTTTGTTTAACAAAAAGGTCGAATTTTTTTTGTTCTTTTTCGTTGAATAATTTTGTTCCGTGGCTATCCCACATTATTACTTTTTTTATTCCTTCTTGGTGTAGGGCGAGAATACAGTCGTTGCAACACTGACCTGTAATATATGCAATACCGTTGTCTGGGCGTACAACACAATTAGACAAAGCATTGCGTTCTGCATGAATCATCCAATCATATTTTTCTGGACGAGTTTTTGGTAACGATTCATCATCCATACCTTTAGGAAAACCATTGTATCCAACACCCAGTATCCTGTTGTGCTGATCTGTAATTACACAGCCGTGTTGTGTATGAATGTCATGACTGCGTTGCGATGCAACTTTTGCAATTCCTAAAAAATAGTCTGTCCAGTTTGGCCTCATCTTTTATCCTATTGGTATCTCAGTTTGGATGTTGGGAAAATCTTTTAAAAATTCTTCAGGGTTGTTGAAGTTATCTTCTAATGGTTGTTCTTTAGATTGCTTAATTGTTACGTGATCTATTTCTTCTGGTTTTATCGTTATATTTATGCCATTTTGATCATAGACCTCCTGAAGGTACTGCAGTTTATTTTTCTGTGCGTGTAATGCTTCGTAATTTATTATGCACTTAGGTTTGTCAAAGTTGTTATATATTTCAGTAATTTTTTCTTGAGCATTTTTTATCTGATTAAGTTTACCTAAATATGCTTCTTTATCCCAAGTAACCTTGAGTTTTTTGCATTCTTCTATTCTATCCATATTTTTTTCGTTAGTATCAACATACCATACATTATTTAAGTTTCCTTTAACTTCACTAATATGCGTCAACAAAGCACTTTTTCTGTGTGGTATTATTAAAGCATTGCAGTGTTTTAGTATTCTGTTTATATCTATATTATTATTCATCCTGTCTGTTTCTTCTAAAGATGTTTGACTTAAGAAAACTTTTGCTATTGTATTTTTATTCATAGTTTTGTTTAAAAACTTTACACTTACTTCATACAATTCTTCGTTAGATGGTTCGATAAATCTTTCCATCTCTTCGATAAGTTTCTCTATAGGCATTGAGTGATATTCACGAACTAAGCCTGATAAATTTCTAATTAAAAACTGCTGATGTGCATCAAGCCATCCCGCATACTTATATATATAATTGCTTTTGTGAGCAGCCATTAACTGTACAACTTTTGTTTTTATGTACATATTCCAAAAGATATGATTGAAAAATTCACCCAAACAAAACCATTCTTTAAAATTTGAACGAATTGTTGACAGTATGAAATTTGTACCAACTCTACCACAAGCTGACAACATGATAGCATTTGTTTTGTTACAGCTTGGAGAAGTGTTCTTTGATTTCATCAAATTTACCTTTATTGTTTAGTTTATATAGTCCGTTGCTATCAATTTCCAGATCTTTAATATTAAAATCATGAGTAAGTATTTTTTCTCTAGAATTATATCCTCTATATTTATAGTCTCCGTGATATAAATGCTCTACGACACCTTTGCAATAGCCAACATCTACGCCAGAAGATTTGTCTAGATTTTGATAATAATTTAAAAAATCTTGTATCAAATTATTAGGCATTGCGAATATCTTATAATTAACAATATCACCTAACCAAGCATATAATTGCAAGCCGTCATTACTACCCATAATATGTTTATCATAAAAGCCGTTTGGTAAAAGTGATCTGCGACATCCCCAGGATAGTCCAACAGCCAAGCTGCGTCCTATAGGTTCATTATGATGTATGTAAGAGTGTAGTAGCTTGGCATAAGAAAAGCAGTTGAGATTATGATTAAAATGATTGTCTAGTTCTACCACTCTTTCAAACGGTTGACCAAAACACTTCTCATCTAATAATTTATCTAATTCTGTAAGCCAATCATCATTATGAAATACTACATCTGTATCTACCCATACAATTTTATCTGCACTGTCAGGCAAAGTTTCTAAAGCTATATTGAAACATCTTTCCTTTTGCCATAAAAAATTTTCAGGCTTAGCTACAATTTGTATAGCGTCATCTATAAAAAATTGAGATGCGTCTGTAGCTAATTCTACTGTAATTAGATCATGAGCAAAGTTTTTTCTAAATTTCTCATAGTTAGATTTTCTAACAGGATTATTATTATAATTAAAATATGAGCATATTGCTTTAATCATTGAAGTCATGTTCCTGTATACGTTTTTCTATATCAAGATTAAATGCAACCGACTTAACTAAGTTAATATTGAAGTCTCCATCTTCGTTAGAATCACACACATGCGGATTGTATGTGGTAGTCCTAATAAAATTTACGATCATTTTTAGTAGCCGTTCTTTTTGTCGATGTGCATAGGCTATCTCTTCAAAAAGGAAAGCTAAAAATTTGTGTATGTCTGTTGTTTTGCATGGTAGCATACCCATATTTATACCGTAGCATACCCAATGAAAATACAGCCTTTCTTTTTCTGTCACGCTATGTTCTTTACAATAAGGTTGATAAAAGTTAGAAACCTCAGGGTATTGTTCTGAGTATGTAACTTCATCGAAAAATTGATTACATTTATTTTTGTTATAAAAATCTTTTAGTGTTATGCCCATAATTTAATTTTTGTAAGCAAAAAACCTATGAAAAGGACAGTCCATAATACCAATAATTCTATCCATCAATAACTGTTCAGTAATGTCTACCAAAACATTACTATCACATACATCGACAACGCCTTGATATACATCTTGGTTTCCAGGTATGTCATCAATAACAACTATAGTGTCAGTATGAGCGAATTTTTTACAATCATGGACATCTTGAATTAAATCGTCTGTAGTATGACCCCCATCAATATGAATTAAATCATATTTTTGTGTCGGAATATGTTTTTTTATAGTGGTATGACTATTACCAGCAGTAAATATACAGTCATAATTCTGTGCTAAATAATCGCAACTACTTTGGGTATAAGGATGGCTGAATAAATCAAAACCTAGTACTTTTAATTTTGGGTTAGCATATAAACACAAGCCTATTGAATGTCCTCCATTAATTCCTACTTGGACTAAACTTTCAGACACTCTAGATAAATTGTACAAGTTGTTTCTTAGTGAATACTTTTCTTTATCTAAAACAAAATAGCTTGCATGATTGTATAGGCAGTTTCCTTCAAAATCAGGCAAGTATGGTTTTACAGATTCATTTAAGTTTTTGACTATTTCAGAATCAATAAATTTATTGTCGTTAAGCATTAACTATTTCCTTAGCCATTTCTAGTCTGTATTGATTAATTTGATTGTGCGTGTAACCAAGCTCTTTTGCTCTTTTCCACGATGTGCCGTGACCTAAATGATATACTTCCATATTAGGAAAACCAACTTCTTCCGGCGCGTAGTGCCTGCAAATCTTGGTATGATGTCTTGAAATATTAAATACTTTCATTATATCAGAAAGTGTGTTTTGATGATATACAGCTTCAAGGAAGTCTTGATCTCCAAAACATCTTCTATTTCTTTCTTCATAATGTTTTTTGCACCAATTAACAATATTATTTTTTTGTTTGATTAAGAATAAAATATATTTTTCCCAACCATGACTGTCTCCAGAGGCAAAGCATGAACAACATTCGTCTCTCCAATGTACTTTACTACTTATCTTGTGATCAAATCTAAAGCTTTTATTTATTACATCATAATCAGATATAAAAGAAGGCTCTTGTATTGTGTGGAAAGCAGCTATTTCTCTTTGTGCAGCCAACCAATATTTATGAACTGGATTTTTTTGTTTTAGTCCTGCACCTCCCCTAACTTCTATATGTACTTCTTGCACTAAGTCCATATACTGATTAAATAGTGATGATTTTTTGGCATCGTCAATAGACAAAATGATAGGATCAAAACCTTGCTTTTTCCAGCTCTCTTCCCACACACCTAGCAAGCTCTTATGCATTTCTTGATCTGGATCATTTAGATTTTCATAATACGTATATATTTTTGTCATAGCGTATTGATTTCACAAGGGACATCAAAAATTTTACTAATCCAATAAACAAAACCAGACCCCCAATCATACACACTGTAAGATACATTATTTTTGCTTTCAGAAAGAATCTTTACATCTAAAGCTGTATGTAATAATTTTTCATCTTCTATGTCTTTATTTTGAAAATCAGTTAAAGTAAGGGTAGAAGGAGCATAGGATGTATGCGTACTCTTTTCGTGTATAATGTGTATCTTTTTGCTCTTGTTAACTTTCTTAATGTATGCCTTTAAATCATTGCAGTCCGACATGATGATTAGATTTTTACACTTACTATCTTTCAAATATTTTTTTGCCATTTTATAGTATTCACTATAGTCATGATCAAAAGATTTGTAATTAGGATTTTCTTTAATACAATCTGGTAAATCAGCTATTTCATCTTCTAAGTTAGATACGCTTTTCCTGTCGCCTAGTCTAAAGTGTAAAACATGATAGTCTTTTATATTAAGTGCTTGATAAAGATTTTCTACATCTTTATGAAAGTAAATATGAAATTTAAAATATCTTTTGCATTTATCTGTTAAATTGTAGTTTCGTAAGAAACATCTAGCGTTTATATCATAGTACGGCACAATTAGAACATCATGATAAAATGAAGATATCGCTAGATCCTTTGAATTACTTATGATCTGGTTCAGTGTCTTTTTCATGTGCATAGACCAATTTTGGGAACCTCTATTGGATTCTGCTTCTACTTCTAAGTCTATGGGCTCTGATTGGGTTTCAGGGGCTGTGGTTAAAATAAACTTACCGATAGGATGTTGTTTAAAATCAAGGGTTACAGAGGCTTCTGTGTGATGACACAAGTTTTCAAATAGATGGACAGAACCTCTGAGAAAATCCCCTATACCACCACTAAATCTCTTAGTGTAGCAATTAGTTACACTTTTTAAATTTGATACATTTACAGGATATATACTAGACAGCTCAAAATGAGATAAGTCATAATCATCTCTGTATAGTTGTAAAATAAAATTATACAAGATATCCATATGGTGTCTTTGTGTAATTACCAGTATGGATTTTACCAACCATTCATCTAACTGAGACTTATCTTTGCAATAGTCATACTGTAAAAAGTATTCAGCAAAATTTACTAAGTCTCCAGTATTAACAAATTCATTAAGTATTTCTTTAGGTTCGGTCATTTTGTTCCTGTATCCATTTATATGTCTTCTCTAATCCATTATAAAGTGTCATAGAGGGCTGCCAACCTAATTCTTTTTGTAAAAGTCTATTATCAGAATTTCTACCATTAACGCCTACAGGACCGTCTATGTTTTTATATTTAACATTCTTGCCAGACAATTTAATAATCATTTCTGCAAACTGATTGATGCTCACCATTTCTTCGCTACCAATGTTAACTGGCCCAGTAAAGTTTGATCGTGTTAATCTTAATGTGCCTTCTATACACTCATCAATATATAGGAATGATCTTGTTTGCTTACCCGTTCCCCAAATTTCAATAGTATCTCCTTCTTCTGCCCTAATAACTTTTCTACACAATGCAGCAGGAGCTTTCTCTCTACCTCCATCCCAAGTGCCTTCTGGACCAAATATATTATGATACCTAGCTATGCTTACGTCTAATCCATGATTTCTTTGTAATGCTAAATAAAATCTTTCACTAAATAGTTTTTCCCATCCATATTCACTATCTGGTGCGGCTGGATATGCAGAATCTTCGCTACATTTTGGGTTGTCTGGATCTTCTTGATTGTATGCTGGATACATGCAGGCACTACTGCTATAGAATAGTTTACCTATTTTTTTGTTGACAGCTATTGAGCCTATGTTAAGATTAATTTGTGCAGAATTATGCATGATGGCTGCATCGTTCTCTCCAGTGAAAATATATCCTGCTCCACCCATATCTGCTGCTAGTTGATAAACTTCGTCAAACACTTCTCCATTAGGCAAAGACATTACTCTTTCAGCATTTCTAAAATTACACAAATCTCCTAATGCAAAATCATCAGCTTCTGTTGTAGAAAAATCTGGTATCTTTAAATCTGCACCCCTTACCCAATATCCATCTGCCTTTAATGTTTTAACAAGATGTGATCCTATGAATCCACCCGCCCCACACACTAATGCTGTTTTCATTGTTCTCTACTTTCTTTAAGTTTGCTATAGTTTTCTAAGTTAGTCAAAACGTTATCGTTGCACAAATATTGCAAGATGTGTGCTTCTGCCTTTTGGTCTTCTGATGATTTAAGATCAAAGTATGTTTTATTCTTATAATATCTATTGTAATGTCTATGGAACTTGGTGTTGATGCAGTTTACGCCGTATTTGCTAAAATTAGATTGGTCTTCGTCAGACCCAAACGCACTAAAACCAAGTATATGTAAATTATTGAAACCCGACTCTAGCATTTTTATCAACGTAACAAACCCACCAGTACCATTTAGTTTCTTCTCTTCCTCTTGGGGTACTTTAAACATTAATCTTCTGTCCCTCTCAAAATATTTAATATTATTTAGATCATAATTTTCTCCAAACAAATCATCATTAACATAAATTGATGAGGGTCTATTGTTAAAGTTCTTGTTGTCATCTATATATAATGCATAGACTATGTTAGGATTTTTGTCTATTAATATCTTTATCCAATTTTTATAATTATTATATTTTTCAGGATTAATTGAATTCCTTGGTCCTTCTTCAAAATAACCATAGTATGATAATACTATATCTATTTTAGTGTCGTCAGATAAAATACCCTTATCATAATACTGCTTGGCATACCAATAATTGTGGCATATTATTTTGTCTGGACTTAGTTCTTTTATTTGAGAGTTTAAATATTTGCTATACTCTACTGGGTATAGATTGTCATCATCAATTCTACCACCTAAATATAGGATAGTGTCGTTTTTCTGTAGATCTGTGTATTCATATATATCTTCTATACTACATTTTTCAATATTCATGTTGTGCCACCTAGCTTGATTACATCAATAAGGTCCTTAATTACCTCTGGTGTGTGAGCCATAGAGAAGTGGTATAACCCATTTCCATTCACAAACACTCCCAATTTCTTTAGTTTTTCTGAGAATAAAGCTTGGGCCTGTCTAGGTTCGTATAAGTCTCTTTGTTTTCTATTCATTACAAATTTATCAGTAAAAATGAGTCTGTTAATTGGCCCACATCCCATAACTCTTATTGGCTTGTTGTTAGTAGCAAAGAAATTATTTAATGTATCTCTAAATGTCCGTCCCGCACTATTCAAAACGTCATATTTAATATAGCTTTTTTCAATAATAGATTCTAGAATACATTTACATGCATATATTGACAAAGGATTTGCCGAAAAAGTACCTCCATAAAACACTCCTTTAGTTTGCATAATATGTGGTAAGCCACCAACAACACCAATAGGAAAACCACCTCCCAAAGCTTTGCCGTATGTAACTAAATCAGGAGTTACGTCAAAAACACCAGCACCGCCTTTTGCAGATAGCCTGAACCCTGTCATGACTTCATCAAATATTAAAAGAACTCCTTGCTTAGAACAATGTTTTTTTAACTCATCAAGAAAATCTTTAATGTCAGATCTGGGGTTGGAACCCTGAACAGGTTCTATGATAACCGCAGCCATATCTGGCGTAATGTGTTTAAAACAACTATAGTCATTGTAAGATAATACCTTAAATAACTTATTGGTTTCGTTAGGGACACCCTTGTTATCAGGATGTTCTTGTAAAAAACCGTCCAATCCACCATGCCACCCACCATGAAATCTACCTATTAAGCTTTTACCTGTATAGGCACGAGATAGTCTTATAGCCCTCATGTTTGCTTCTGTACCAGAGCTACAATATATATATTTGTTGTCAAATTCAGGATTTATATATTCTTTTAAATATTCATCAACTATGTTTGTATAATGGTTTGGCACAGTGTATATGGTGCCTTCTTGTATTTGTTTTGTGATTTTTTTAACTAAATCATTACCATGTCCGATAATTTGTGCTCCGGACCCCATAGTGGTATCAATATATGTATTGTTTTGGTAATCTGTAATATAGCATTTATTTGCTGTTTTAACTATCATAATTTTCTACAACGATAAGACCATCATTATGAACAAAATCATTAGAGTCATCTAATTCAGAGTATGTAATGTTAAATTCTTGTTTGTCTAAATAGCTAATCAATCCTTCAAATCCATCACAAATGTCTTTACCATATTTTTGTGGAGTTCTTAAAAATGCTTGACTGATCAATATCTTTCCGTTTGGATTTAGCATAGCAAAACAATTTTCAAAAGTGTGAGAAAGTGACTCCAAGATATACCACAATAATTGATTTAAAACAACGATATCATATTTTACATTCGAAGAAAAGTCTATTGAACTAATATTACCGCTAACAAAATTTAAATTAGGAAACAGTTTTACGGCTTTTTTAATAGCTGTAGCACTGATGTCCATTCCTACAACATTACACGCTGGCAAGGATTCTTGGATTATTTTAGTAGTATAGCCCAAACCGCAACCAACCTCAAGTAATGAATCAGGATTAATTTGTTGTAATTGATTAGCCAGCCTTTTTCTGCTGTGGTCATAATAGTGACTAATTTCTCCATCGTTTCCTGATTGATTCCATGGATCATCTTCGTTTTTATATAGTGACTCAAAATCACCGACAAACTCTAATTTGTCTCCTTTTGGTTTAAAAACGTAATTAGTTTTTGATTCGCCACGCTTCTGCATGATTGCCTCCGAATATCCTTCCATTCGCATTACAGTTGTTACATGGTGACAGTGACCTATCTCCATTTTTCAATTTGTTTCTAAACTCCATCAACTTAGCATCTTTCCATATGTCGATTAAATGTTTATCTTTAACGTTACCGAATTTCACAGTGCGATTATACATATCTTGACAACACAATAATGCATCACCATTCCAATCTATCATCATAGCATAGTGTGTGTAAAAACAAGCAGATTTACCTGATTGTATCAACTTTTGTTTAGCTATATCTGACAAATGTTCAAAACCTATATTCCCAGCTCTGTTTGTGTACAAAAGGCCATAGTCTTCAGATTCATCATACCATCTATCTCTTAAAGAATATAATCCCTTATCTATATTGCAGCTTGCGAAGAGATTATTGAATATATCTATTTGCTCAGGACCATCATACATACTTACAACAAATTGTCTCAAACCTGCTTTATATAAATTAGTAATTAATTCCCTGCCTTTATTTTTCCTTACCAACATATCTCCATTAGTTACAATCTCTACATGAATTCCTCTGTCTCCAAATTCTTTAACAATATCAGCGATGTGTTTAGTCAATAAGGGTTCTCCCGTTCCACTTATATTAACGATTCCGGTAAAATTTAAACTCAATAGCTGTTCAGCTATATTCCTAGCCAAATCAGTATCCATATGAATATTTTGGTTAGGATATACACTTGGGTCTGCACGAGGACAAAATACGCATTTTCTATTACATATTTCGTTAATGTTTAATTCTATAAAGCTAAATAGTGGTATCGCATCGTACATTTGCACAACATTAATGGATGGTTGCTTTCTTTCTATATTGTTTTTCAAACCATCTTTCATTTTACTTTTATCAACTTCAAACATTTTTATTGCCCCCAACATCTTCTCTATGTATGTCGTTAGGGTTTAATTGTACCCAATATATTTCATAACAAATTGTATCTTCTAGTGCTTCAAATCTATGGAATGCTCCAGGTTTAGCAGTAGTCATTTCTCCTGTACCAATAACAGTTTCGTCAATCAAATCATAATCATTTTCATATACAGTGACCTTAAGTTTTCCTTGCTCTATATAAAACGCATTGTACTTGTGTTTGTGTTGATGTTTAGAACAAAACCCACCTTTGTTAGCTTCTATTCTATGAATTTCAAAGTTAGAATTTTTAAATATATCTTGTGTTTTACCCCATATTTTCCCTTGAGTATTCATATAAGATCCTCTACGAAGCTTATTATAAAGTCTGATGGTTCTGTATTGTATGAATTTTTCTCAAAACTAGGTTCTGCTGTATCTTTAAGCATGCATAATGATGCGTCTATCTTACCGTTGTTATGAAGCCAGGCTAATATTTTGCTTTCTTCAACAAAGTTGTGGTGCCTCTTTACCAGACCTTTATTCTTAGCTTCTGCAAAACTATTTATTTCTCCCATAGTTTTTTGTATTTCGTCGTCTATTAAGGTAAAACCTGTTACATATATTTTATTGTCTTTTTTCAAATTTTCAAAGATTGTAGAATATCCTGTTCTGGCTGATCTACTAAACCTGTATGAACAACCATATGTATTTAACATATTGTTCCATTCATGCATTTTATTGGGTTGATAATATATTTTTTTATATTTATTTTTATTAATATGGAAAAAATCATACCATTCTCTTAAAAATGTTTCCTCTAATTCAGAGCCATACGTTCGAAGTGTTTGGTCTATACTGTATTGCTTTTCCATATAGTTTCTATATATATGACAACACATGGCTAATTTACCAAATTTGGTGCCATTATTTTTGCCAACAACACATAAATTAAACCTATAAATATCATTGAAACTATCTATAACACGATCAAGGTTTAGGTTTACGGAGGGCTTATTGCCTACTATTATAATAGAATCATTACTCATTTTAAAAATTTAGCTTTACATAATGTTCTAATTTTTTCTTTTACGCTATCGTCCCACAAAAATTCATTTACCATTTTATTATATGGCTTGTAGTTTTTCCAATTTTGTGCATAGTGGTCTGCGTTGCTATGTTCTCCCCATTCTCCAATATACTGTGCATTCATAGTAAAGGTAGATATTTTAATAAAATTGTTTAAAGCTAAGAATCCACTCATTACACTGTCTTGACTCGTTACTACTTTGGTTGGGTCCATACCATATTGTTCACAGTATTCCAATATTTGTTGATGCGGCCTACCCCTATAGTCATCTGGTAGCATAGCATAGTAACCTTCCATAAAAGGAGCCACAACATCATATGCTCTTTTAAAAAACCCATATCCCCAAATATGTTCCATTTGCATAAATTTGTTATTATTTCTCTCTTGCTGTTTATCCCAATCGTCGTATCTTGTAAGATAGTCACAATGCTTAAAAACATCTGTATGTCTATGAATTTCACCAAAACAACTCACCATACTGATATCTTTATCATCCTGGAATTTATCCATTAAAAAATTAAGTTGCTCAAGATAGTAATCGTTTAATACTATATCGTCTTCTATAAATATAGCAGAATCTGCCCTATCAAAAATAAATTCTCTTGCTCTTTTTTGATTAAAAGCAACACCTAAGTTGCATTCACTAGCAAAGACTTTGGATTTAGGAAAATGCTTACTAAAAACATCTACACTGTTTTTTACTTTGGGCTTATCATCCGTTAGTATTCTTGCACCATCTTGAAACAAAAAAACCTCAGCGTCCTTGACTTGAGGCTTTAATGCTTGCAATACTTTATCTAAATAATCTGGACGATTATACGCATATACTACTATTGGTCTTGACATTATAATCCTAGATACTGTAGTGAAGTTAACTCTTGGTTAGTTTATTATAAACTAAAAGAGCAACCACGCCACCACCAATTCCCATAAAAATTCCCGCAGGCTCTAACGCACTATAAAATCCTAATAAATAAGATGCTGCTCCGCCGCAATACGACCCAGCAACACCAAGGGCTACTGTTTGAAAAAACCCTAATTTTTCTTCACCAGGAACTATACTCTTAGCAATAGACCCTACAAAAATACCGTATACACACCATATTAATAAACTAAACATTGCTTACCTCTATTAAAGAATGAACTTGTTCGTGACTCAAATCGCTTGCAGCGTCCAATATTTTCTCACACAAAACACTTCCATGTTTTTTATATTCTTCCCTTGGCATATTTTGTCGTAATATTTTTTTAAGACGCATTTTGGTATACCATCCACGCCTTACACTTAATGTTTTAATATGACTAGCATAAGCAGTACATTTTTGTTCAGTACTAGTCAGCATTTTGAGTTCTGTTTTATTACAATCTTGTATAACTCTGATCAAAGTAAGAAATACCCCAATCAGCATAATAACAGCTATGACACTACCAAAGTTAGCCTTCGGATCTATGTCAGAATCTATAGCAATTTTTTCTGCAATTGTTTCTAATTCATTCATGATATTACTTCGGCCTTATGTTAATATAAAATTTACCATCCCTGGCTCCAGTTTTTAAAATACCATCCGATGATACTTGCACTTTAGCTTCAACTGGCGGACCTCCGCCTACGACTGTAGGAGCATATCCAGCAGTATTAATTCCAGCAACTGGGTTATACCCTGCAGTATTATACACTATATTGTCGTCAATATTATTAATAGTCGTTTTTAAAATTTTATTGAATAGTTCTCTATTACTCATCGTCTTTTCTGTCTATAAAATATTGAGCTATATCTTGTTTGAATTTTGGTTTATTTGGCAGTAACTCTATCAGACCTTCCGTAATTTTTATGTCTGTATCTGGGTCATAGTTGTGGTTATGTAGTATTTCGTTTTTTTCCCAATACTGTCTGTTGGCAGTATTCCCATGATACAAATGCTCTATACTACCTTTAATACACCCAATTTGACCGTTGACGTTCTCATTATTTTTGAGTGCCCATAATAGGTATTTACGCCTCATTCTTGGGGGTAGGACTAATACTTGCTGATGATCCCATAACCCTAGCCAAGCTATTAATTGTAAAGCGTCATTATTCCCTAAAACATCACAATCAAACAATCCACCATCTATTATATTTCTCCTCATTGCCCAACTAAAACCTATGGCTGGCCAATCTTGCTTTTCTTTATTAAGATGATCTTGTGCAAACGATATCTTGTTGTGTGTAGAATTAGTAGACTTCTCGTATACTTGATCGAAACATTGTGCCACAGGATATTGATTTAAAACTTTATCTATGTCTTTTAATATGTTGTTATTATTAAAAATAATATCACAATCTACCCAAACAATAATATCTATATCATTGGGTAGGGTATCTATCAAAACATTTAACAGTCTCTCTTTTTGCCAAACTATATTAGAGGTTGTTCCTTTTAGCTTTATACTGTCTTCTATAAAAAAATCCTGATCATCAATGGCGAGTTCTGCTGTATAAATTTTGTGTGGAAAACGTCTACGAAACTCTATATAGTTATTCTTAATCCTATTAGAGTTTGTAAAATTGAAGTACGAAGTTATAAATGCTATACTCACAAAATATCTTTAATTTCGTTGTGCAATTCCGTTTTATCGCTAGACCATTGCCATAAACCATTACTACCTAATTCAATATCCTCACTAATATCAAACAGATGTTTGTTTAATATATGTGTATAAATTGGACGTTGACTACTAGTGGTGGTAATTTTAATGTCATTTAAATAATTTAATTTATTTTGCACAACCATAAAGTCATCAATAGCTTTGGTTAATAGAGGTAGACTAATGTCTTGATGGAAATCACGACAAAAACTGTTATTCCAAGCTCCCTGCCAAGTAACAATTTGATGTAATTCATTATTGCCTACAATAGAAAAATCATACAAGCCCTTAGGCAAAACATCTCTTCTTACAGCCCAAGCCAAATCATACCTACCTATATTAGATATGACAGGATTATTCTTTAGACTATATTTCTCATCTGCCTGTTTGATTTTTGCTAGATACCCCAACTGATCATTAACATGGCTAAAAAGTTGGCATATAGGATATTCGTCTAATGCAACCGTTGCCTTTTTGTACCATGACAAATCTTCAAAAATAATATTGGGATCTAACCAAGCTATTTGGTCAACAGAAGACTTTAGTGATTCTATACCTATGTTAATTAATCTTTGTGGTTGCCAAAGCATATTAGATTCGTCGGCAGATATCCTAATAGAATCATCAATCCAAAAATATTGATCGGCAAAAGCAACTTCTACTACAGTTAAGGGAGCATTTAGATTATTTTTAAATTCTATAAAATCCTGTCTAACTTTGTCAGAATTATTAGGATTAAAGTAGTAGGTTATACATCGTAACATGGTTATCTATAAATTATATTACTTTTTTGTTTTGATCCATCTTCTGGCTCGCAATAATTGCAATCAATTTTCTTAATTCCGTCACCACTAATATACCATCCTTTACCTTTGCAAACAGGACAGTCTTTACGTTTTGGCTTTTTGATAACTGTATCATTACCGGCAGCAGCTTTTAAAACTGCTCCAGCTAAAGTTACTACAGAAGTAGTACTATATTTAGGTGTTGCAGCAAAAGCGACTGTCATCATTAATACCACACAGAATAATTTATTCATTTTTTAAGCCACCTATCTAATAAATCTTTTAATGGCCTTTTGGGTTTTGTAATATGTTTGTCTGTACTAAATAACTTCATAATACCCAATATAAAATCTGTTAAAATTCTAATTAATTGATTCATAAGAAGCTGATCTATCCAGCCACCCTTATGTTCATCTTTTTGTTCATCTGTCATAGATAACTCTCAAATCCATAGTCAGGAAGTTTTTGTGGTGGAAATCCATTAAAATCACTAAAGGCGTAAGCTCCGTTTTGCCTTAACATACCAGCCGCTACGTCTGCGTGTATTAAAAAAGAACCATCAGGAATAGGACCCCAATCTGGATGGCC